TTTCAACTCTTGTTTCACCAATTGCCTGATCAACAACCAAATTACGCCTGCCAACAAGAGACCCACTGCTTGTAAGATTATCCGTGGACTGTACTTGCAAAAGGCCTGCGGGCCCAGTAGTGCCAATACCAATCCGATCAGTGGAAGCGTCAACGAAGAACAAGTTGGCGTTGGTGTCACCCTCGATGCGGAAGTCGTAATTTGCGCCACCGTCGTTGAACACCACTTCACTGGTGCCAAACTCAACGCGCTCAGTACTGTTAGTTGAGATGGCTACTTGGTCTGCGCCAGGGCTGTAGATGCCGGTGTTGGTGTCGCCGGTGAAGGTGATCGTCGGGGCGCCAGCGGTGCCAGTGCCAGTGCTGACAAGGCCGGTGGTAGCAACAGTCTGGCTGCCGAAGTCCGGGCTGATCTTGGTGCCAGCGATGGCGGCCGAGGCGTTGACGTCGGCGTTGACGATCACGCCGCTGCTGATGGCGGCAGTGCCAGTGCTGCCGATGGTGATGTCGCCGCTGACCTTGCCGAAGGCGTAGTCGGTGATGCGAGTGGCTGCTGCTTTGCGGTTGGTGCCAGCACCGCCATCATCGACGATGAACAGGTCAGCATCAGCCAGGGCAGCGCCGATGTCGGTGCCGCCGTCGATGTTCAGCGCCGACAGCGAAACTTTATCGGCTGTGGCGATGGTGGCCAGTTTGGTGTCTACGATGGCAGCGCTGGCATTGATGTCGGCGTTGACGATGGTATCGTCAAGAATCATCGTGCTAGTAACAGTGCCCGTATCGCCTACTGTTACGACATTGTTGCCGCTTTTAGTCAAAGCGCCAGTCACTGCAACGCTACTATCAAAAACGGCTGCGCCTGTGACATCTAGAGTGCCAGGAATGTCAATATTGCTTGCCCATTCGACGCCAGTGCCAGCAGCGTCTGTCTGTAGCAATTGCCGTGCCGCACCATCGGCCAGCTTGCTCACTGCAATTTCGGCAGAAGCAGAAATATCAGTATTGACAATAGTGCTGTCAAGAATCATCGTGCTGGTGACAGTGCCAGTATCACCAGTGGTAATGATCGTGCCAGTCGTGTCGGGCAGCGTGATCGTACGATCAGCAGTTGGATCAGTAACGGCAATGGTGGTTTCAAAACCATCGTCACTACTACCCTCGAAAGAAAGACTTCCCGCAGGGCCAATTTCTAAATTGCCCGTAACTCGACCGCCTGTTTTAGGAAGTGCTGCGTCAGCAAGATCGTAAGCGCTCTTAACAGCCGTAGATGAAGCAATGGTGGTCGAACTAGTGGTACTGGTGCTATCGCTAACTTTACTTTGCAGGCCAGAGGGCGTAACTGCACGCACTGCATCGGTGCCTGTCTGTGTTTCGGCGGCAGTAGCCAGCTCAACAAGTCCAGCGGTGGTCTCAGTGCCTGAAGGCGTCAGGTTATAGAAAGTACTCCCTGTGTAATATTTCAAGCCATGAGTGGTGGTGCTATTGTCCACCCACATTTCACCAATAGAGTTTCCTGCGCTTCCTGCCGGCACAGCATTAGGAGCCGCGCTACCCACATGCGCCGGCCCCAGTTTCACGACACTACCTGCGCTGTCCTTGATAAAAACGCCTGGCGTTCCAGATGCAGTATTAATAGCAATTTGTCCGTCTGCCATTCCCGATGCGGCGGGACGCTTGTCGGCAGTGGAAGAGCGTAGATGCTTAAGAATGGAAGGCATGAGAAAGTCCTAACAAGGAAGAGCCAGGCTCAAAGAGCGGCAATTATCTTCCCATTGTAATCGTTTAACTGTATTCCCCTTCGTCTATTTCTGAATTTGCTTCATTAATAATGTGGTCAATGTCGTCCCATGCCGTATAGTAAAACGCGCCAGACGTTTTCACCAATACTTGGCCGGATGAGCCGTACGGAGGCACTTCTTTTCCAGAGTAAACAAAACGATCTGGGCGATGAGGCATTTATCTTCTCCCATGGTTAATTGATGGATCAATAAAGACCATCGTCAGCAGTGCCAATGCTCATAATGCCAGTGCCAGATGCTATGACAATTTCCGAAGATCCCCTGACAGTGCCAGTAGATCCGCTAGTTGCAATTTGCACGCGAGCCCATACAAGTTCGTTCAAATCTTCTTGAGTGGCCACGCCAGACGCAACAGGGACAAGAGCAGAGCCGTCAACAAGCACGTCTTGATCGCCAACGCCAGCCACTGCACTGCTGAGGTTTACTTTGGTCCATGTGGAGCCAATGCCCTGCGACAGCACCCAGTTGCCAACTGTCAAGGCTTCATTGGGAGCGGGCGTGGTGCCTACGCCGCTGCTGGTGACAATTAGATAGAGACCGTTGCTGCTGGTATTCGGAGACGAAAGAGCTTGTCCAACGGTTAAGCCAGCTTCAATGCCATAGCTATTAATGCTTTCAACGACATTGCCAGAAGCGTTGTAAGTGCCACCAAAGCGTAAGTTGATTTGAGTGGGGCTACCGTAACCAAGATTAAGCCAGTAACCGTTTGGCACTGGTGTTACTTCTCCCACCCAGATATAAGCAGACCTATCGTTAGGATTAATCCACCATTGCCCCGCAAATTCTGGAACAGGAGCGCTTTCACTTACTTGCGCAATACCATAGTCTGCCAATTGCGCAGCGGTGACGCTATTTTCAGCAAGAAATGTGCTACTAAATGTGCCAGTGGTAATCTTGCTAGCATCTAAATTTGGAATATCAGAAGCGGAAAGCGTGGACTGCGCTGTGACAATATGACCCTGTGCGTCAATGGTTATTGGCCCTGCATAGGTGCCAGCAATCGCACTGTTGCTATGATTCAAGGCGCCAGCAGCGCTTACGCTTAAGCCAGCGCCAGGGGTGACGGCTCCAACGCCAGTGGCAGTAGCAATGGGGAGGTCTGCTGGAACAAGACCCCTGAACGTGGGACTTGTCGATGCTCCAGTGGATGGCCCAGCAAAAACAGTATTTGCAACTTGTGAATCAAGCGTGGTGGTAATCGTGGCTGAATAAGCGTCTGGATAGCTAACAACAAATGCAATGGGAGTGGAATCAGTAAAGGCAATAGAATTAATCGTTGCCTGCCTGTTCCACGCAGCCCCGTCCCATGTATATTCAAAGTCAGTAGAACTATCGAACCATTGCTGCCCAATAAAAACGCCGTTGCCGACAGGGGCGTTAGCTTGAACGACGACAACAGAGCTGTTAGAAACTTTTTCTGCTGTTAGGCCGCTAGCGGCCAGTTGAGCGCTACCAACTGCACCATTTGCAATCTTGTCTGCAGTAATGGCATCATCTGCAATGTCAGCAGTGGCGATGGAGGAAGCAGCATACTTACCTGCTCCAATAGTTGAGTTTGCAATTTTAGCGTTTGTAACAACTCCGTCCGCTAAATTGCTGGTAATAATGCCTTCAGCAGCAATTTGCAGACCGCTAATTGTTGAGCTTGTAATTTTAGAGCCTGGAACGCTTCCATCGGCAAGATTGAGCTTGCCATAAGCTATTGTTGAGTCTGCAATTTTGTCATTTGTTACCGCTAGCGCTCCTAGAGCAGAGGTATCAACTGCACCAGCGAGAAACTTGGTGGATGTAATGCCACTTGCGGCCAGTGCTGCAGTGCCAACCGCTTCGGCTGCAATTTTAGAGCCAGTGACCGCCGCAGAGGCAATAGTTACTTCCGTAACTGCGCTTGCGGCTATTTTCCCTGCCGTCACTCCGCTGGCTGCTAGCTTGTCTGCCGTGACAGCTCCATCAGCAATTGCGGCCGTGCCCACTGCCGAGGAAGCTAGTTGCAGCCCGCTAATCGTGGCACTGGCAATCTTAGATCCAGGCACGCTACCATCAGCCAAATTGAGTTTGGCATAGGCAATAGTGGCATTGGCAATCTTGTCATTAGTGACCGCGCCAGTGCCAAGCTTGGCTTCCGTAACGGCGCCCAGGCCAATCTTTGCCTCAGTGACAGCACTGTTAACGATGGCGGCCGTATCCACGGCGTCGTTAGCAAGCTCAGCGGCGCCCACAGCGTCGCTAGCAATGGCATCAGCGGTGACAGAGTCTGTGGCCAACTGCGCAGCAGTGACGGCGTCGTCAGCAATTTTTGCAGTGGTAACTGCATCGTCAATTAGCTCAGCCGTGCCCACAGAGCCGGTGCCCATCTGAGCGGCTGTAATTGACTCGGCTGTAATTTTTGAGCCGGGAACACTACCATCTGCCAAGTTTAATTTGGCATAGGCAATAGTAGCGTCCGCAATTTTATCGTTTGTTACTGCATTAGACGCAATGGCAACAGTATTAACGGCACCGGCAGAGAATTTAATGGAAGTGATGCCACTCGTGGCTAGCGCTGCAGTTCCAACCGATTCTGCTGCCAGCTTCGTGCCGTCTACAGCAGCAAGAGCAATCTTGGGGCCAGTAATTGCACCATCGGCTATCTTAGAAGTGGTGACATTTGCGTCGACAATTTTGATTGTCGTGATTGCATTGGTTGCAATGCCTGCTGCGGTCAAACCCCCGCTTTGAATTTTGCCGTCAGTAATTGCATTGTTTGCAATTTTTGCAGTGGAAACGGCCAGGTCCGCAATGCCTGCAGTTGGCATGACCACTTGCTGATAGTCACCATTGGAAAAAATTTGCAAATTTCCATTAGTGCTGCTATACCAGCCTCGTCCCGTAAAATTATCCGCAGTAGGAGCTGTTGACTGGGCCGCAATAGAGCTATTGGCAGCCAGCTTACTTGCGACAATTGCAGCCGAGTCAATGGCTACTGTTCCAAGCTTGACGGTGCTATCTTGATTAAGCTTTGAGAGATCAATACTGCCGCTTGCAGTGAGAGCTATGCCATTCTGCAGGAATTGCGTGGTGCGAATTTTCTTTGTTTCACTTGCACTAACATCAACAATGGCCAGCAGATCGCCAGAACCTAAAGACGAACCTAGAAGTTCGTTAAGCTGCGAAATAGTTTGATCGGCCATGTCAAAGCGCTCTCGATAGGGGGATTCTAGCCAAAAACTGTTTAATCATCTATTTCTTTCAGCAAAGCATCAAGCTCAAACTCTTGCGTCAAGATACGCCCTTGATCTTCTTGCAGCACATAGCCAGGAGCCCTGCCAACCAGAAGCCTGATCTCTCCGGTGGCCAAGAAATCAATGGAGCAGGAAATAATATTATCGCTTTGCACTTCCACGCCAGCTTTTGTGATTACCGCTTCAAACTGATAGTAAACATCCAGATCACTTCCATAAACGTTTTGATCCGTAATAAAAAGCTCCGCCGCAAACGCAGATCCAATCTCCACCCTTTGGATGAGCTGAAGCAATAACAGCGAGCTTTCGCGCCTAGTAGCGGTGTACGGATCGAACAGTGCGTCTATACTGCCGCTGCCGCTAATTAATCCGGCGCTATATTGTTGCTTAAATTTATCACTAAGAGCAGTTGTTTCAATAGCCTCTCTTTCTGTTTGAAACGTGAAGCTCCTTACGCTGCCAAGGGTGTTGTAATCAAAATCTTGCACTTCAATGGAGATAGGAAGAGCGTCTCCGGCAAATTGAACCAGTGGCAGCTCATTGTCCCTGTTATTATTAATAGCGTCTTCAAAAGTGCGGAAAAAGCGTAATCCTCCGTAAAGATTTACATTGACATAGGCACTGATAGAGTCCTGAACACTATTTACCCTTGGCCAGGTGGAGGCTGGAAAGCAGATGAGGCCACGACTATCGTCAGTAGCAATCGTCAGGCGATCGCCTGTCAGAATGTTTTCCAAGGAACCATCAAAGCCCAGTCGATTCAGAATTGTGTTTACGTCGTCTGGCGCAATGGCACTGGCAAATGCAACGGTTTGCGTGCTACGACGCAGGCGCACCGTTCCAGTGTGGCCAGCAAAAAAAGTCATTATGTGTTAGACAATGGTTTCAACAAAATCGCCATCCATGGTGAACTGAATAGGCACGGAAGAGAGTTCTCCAGTCGAAACAGTTACACCCACTGAAGTAATATAGGCCCAGAATTTAATATCATCACTAAGCCCGCCACCAGCATTAAGCTCAATAAACACTCGATCGGCTTCCGTGATAAGTCCAGGCTTGTGAATGCTATTAGACAACAGTGTATTGAAGCCATAAAGCGTATTGCTCTCTGCCCCTTCCAGCCGATAGTAAATCAAAGTGGCGCTACCAGTGGCGCCCTTGATGCCAGGGGTGAATGTATTGACGCCGCTATCAATGGAATTAGTGGAGACCAGTTCAAGAGTGGTATCCAAGGACCAGTCGCGAATTTTGGCAACTTGGCGCACATTAGTGGGAGCGGACAGACTGCTCGAAGGTGCCGTGCTATCTGTGGTACCGAAAGCCAGGCTTCCAGAGCGTCCAGTATAAAAAGCCACTGTTGGCGATGCTATTTTTTACATTCTAAGCATAGCTTATTCAGGACGGCCGTCAATTGTAAAAAGACCACTCACTCTTTGTGCCAATCCTCTTGAAATTAAAGAATTTCCGGAGGCATCAGTGCCGTGTTCAACGCCTCGCACAGTCACTTCACCCTCTTCATCCATTGTTACTTCCGTCACCCTGAACACGCGACGGTTGCGTACTACCGTGCCCAAGACAAACAGGTGGCCGGCGTAACCCGCCAGGGCCGTGGCCCTATTGGAAGTCACTGACACATTGTTAACCTGTTTCGTGCCTTGATTGGTGGGAAAATAGCACAATGCCGAATAGTTGCCGTTTGGAATCGATGGGGAAATAGCACTATTAAGAACGCCGCCGTCCTCCACTGTCCCAGAGTAAATCCTGTCCCATTGATTCTGAGCTAATTCCACATAAATATAAGCACCAGGAAATACAGGGCTATCTGTGGGAAACGTCTTGAATTCAATTGCTTTTTGTGAATGACGCTTTACTTGACAAAGAAACTTTGCAACCATAATCGCCTGCTCTCTGCGAGTGACAAAAGCCGACATATCAACTGTTTCTTTTAACGTGTTATCTTCCGCTGCTCCAGTTGTATCAGACAACTGCACCTGCACTGTAGTGTTGCGGGCAAATGTGCTTTCAGCGTCAATTGTGCGATAGACAGCATCAATAATCACGTCTTGCGTGTTAGAGCCATAGTCAATAAACTCTTCCTTGTAGCTGTCGGCAAGAATATTTCCCTGGTTAAACAGTGCAGTGATGGAAATGGCAGTGGTGATCTGGCCGGTCTGATTGTTGTAAGGCACTGCCGGCACTAAAACATCCTGTCCTCCGACTTTGGCAAGTTCAAGCAAGCTAAAACCAGCATTTAACATCCAAAAAGCCCGCCATGATGATGGCTCTGCAATTACGCCATCCATGAACAGTTGATTGGTCTCGCAAAATTTCTTGCTTCTTGCTAGCTGCTCGAGATTGGTAGACTCAAGCGTCGCGTACTTGCCAATGCCATCATTAAAATCCAAAATTGTGTCAACAAAAATGTCAGGGGCCGTGTTTGGATTGCCGTTTGGAGATGGCGAAAGATAATCCTTGTCAGCGGCGTACTGCCCCCATGCCCTTCCATTGACCGTGCCAGACGTGCGAAGCAGGCGCCCCTTCCTTCCTTTCGTGACAAACAACGTAAAAGAGCGCAGGTCTTGCACACTTTTGCCCGAATACATATTGAGCCCAAACAACGCAATATCAGAATAAAGACCGCGAAAATTTGAAAACGGCGTGACAATTTGTTCAGTGACTGCAGCCAAGGCAAACTCTGGACCATTGTCAAAGGAAAACGACACTTGCTCGTCTGATGTATTGGTGAACAAGTCCCATTCGTTCATGCCGCCGGGAGAGCTGTTCAATGGAGGGAAGAGACCATTGCTGCTGCGAGTGCTGCCAGAGTATTCAAAGCTGGCCCCCGCGTATGCGCTGGTCATTGAATAGGCAATAGGACTGCCGCTATTCTCGAGGTAGTGATAAAGCCTGAGGCCGGTGCCGGCCTGGACTAGCTCGGGATGGGCAGAAAACTCAGCCACTGGATCAATTACTGGCTCAAACTTAAACTGCCAGTGCGCCAAGGGCAAAGCGCCACCGTTAAAGCGAAAATAAACAAAATTCTCAATATCGGCTGATCTGCGTACAACAAAAATACCAGGCAAGTAAGAATAAGTTGCATCAGTGGTTCGCTTGACTTTCACTAAAAACATAGAGGAGCGCATTTTTATGCCGTTGTCTGCAGTGGACCACCCTCGCATTCTGTCCGATCCATATGTTTCCTGCCTGCCGCTTATGCGCTTGAACACACGCGCTTTAATTGAAAAGTCAACAATATTGCAAGGCGAAATTGTTTCATAAGCGGCTTCTTCTACTCGGCAAACACTTTTAATGTAAAACAAATCGTCTTGGAGGCTTTGCTGCGCAAGAATGTCTTCTAGCTCTGCATAGCGATTAAGGGTTGCAATTTCATCTGCCGTAAGATTGCGGACAAACGCATAAGAATAAGACATGCTGCCGCTAGAGCCACGACCGGTATAACTAGATGCTTTTGATTTAATTGTGTAAATATTACCTTGAGCAGCAAGTTGCCTGGCGTTTAATTTAGTGCCGCTCCCGATTGTTGCACCGAAGAATCCTGAAGTCAAGCCTTGAGTTAAAACGCGAGTGTCTCGACGGTCTTGTTCTAGTAATGATAAGGCAATGGTTCTGGAAGTATTGTACTCGGCTTCAAGCCCTAGCAAATTCAAAATATTGCCTGCAGCAATCTCGTCCTTGTCCTGCACTGAATAAGCAAGAACACTGCCCCTGCCATTCTCGACGGCTCGAAGTGATACGATCATTGGACCATCAACGACATTCGCCCTATTTGCTCCAAGCACTTTGAGCTTTGCGGAGCCAAACTTAAACAGGCCTGAATTGTCAAAGACAGTAGACAAAGTTTGCCGAGCATCGTTTGCTTCTTCGTCGGCTAAATTATTATCTTCGCTGGTCCGAAGCTGCTCTAGCGTAATCGTGAACGATTGATCTTTACTTACTCGCTGCAATCCATTGGACCAGTTGGTCATCGTAATGCGATTGTCTGCCGTAACAAATGAACCGGCTTCGTTGCGAATGTTGTAATCAATATTGATTGGCACCACTCCATACACGCCAAAAGTGTTTGACGCCGTGGGAGAATAAGCGTGACTAAACCCATCACTCTTACCCCCATTGATTGCAGTGCGGACACGGTAGGGATTGGCAATGGCGGTGCCATCGGCAGTTGGATCTACGCTTCTGGTTTGTCCGTCCAGCGCCGGCCTTAAAAAGCTGTTTCTTAATGCCCCCGTGTAACTTGGCGAAAAATAAGTCCAGTAGTTTTGTGCAATTAAGTCTCTTAGCGCTGTCTGACCAAACGCGCTTCTGCTTTCATCAATGGCATCAACGCCTCCGGCTCCAATGACAAACAAAAGTTGAACGAGCTGGCTGTTGCCATAGCTTTGCACTGCCGACCAGATGAGAGCAGTCGCGGCGCGAACGCCGCCAGCGGGGTTTGTGTCAGTATTGGCGTAGATGAGATTGATTGGATCACCATAGGCAGCAAGTTGCTGCGCGTTGTTAAAGCCAAATCGAGGAGCGAAAATTTCATCGCGAGTGGCGGCTTGTCCCGCTGCCCGCATTTGCGGAATGGAGGGTTTTGGCATGAGCAATGCTGATGCCACTTGAAACAAGACGCCAATAATCGCGATGACAAACGCGGCAATTTCCCAATTACGCGCATCAAGAATGGTGCCTTCCTTTGCGTCGCTATAAATATGCTGCTGAGAAACAAAGTCCAAATATTCGTCTTTAGTTACACCCAGCGCCTCTATAAGTTGATGCTCGTAAGGAAGAAGCTTGCGCTGATTTTCGCTCATCAATCTGCCCAGAAAAATTTCTTCGGCCTCACCGTTGCCAATGGCGCGGCAACTACCATCTTACTGCCTCCAAGAAAAAGACAATTGCTTTCGTCCGCTACTACTGCCATTGCCAATAAAGATTTTGCGCCCGGCAGGTAAAAAACGGCCCCAGGACGAGGATCGTAAATAATTTCCCCTTGAGAAAGCAACCAGCGCAAAATTTTGCGAATGGTAAGTTGTTCTTCCGTGTAGTCTTCGTACACCCAGGCAAACTGCTCTCGACAGTGCTTCAAGCCAAGCCTGCGTCGTACCTCCATACATAACAACCAGCAATCTGTATAACCTTCGCCGTCCTCTGGCGATGCAGCATATTTATGCTGCAAGCCAATTAAATCGTTATAGTTGATCATCGCAAGGAAATGTCAGCGCTCAATGGAAGCAATCCTACAAGATTGCGCGTAAGTTTTCTTGCGGGAAACTGGCTTCCAACGCTATCCATGGCGCTGCGAAATCGAAGTTCAATGGTAGTGTCAGAGAATGCTGCTCCAATGCCAATGTAGCGCTCTTCGTACACCTTGATCGGAGCTAGTGCTTCATTCATCCATACCGTCGTAAGCTTGAGCCTGCTTAGCCTGTTTCCATTGCCTTGCTGAACCAAGCGCACCGCCACTTCTACATTGGGAAACAACACTTGTACCATTCCATTGTCACCGCCTAATGTCGAAATGGTACCTTCTACCATAAATGGGGCAAACGCGTAAAAAAGACCAGCCGATGCCTGAGGCCATCGAACTGTTTCGTTGACAAAATAGTTTTGATAGCGATGAAAAACCGTGCCAGGTTCCGAGCCTAAAGTAATCGTGTCTTTCTGATTGGAGCCAGCAAGGGAACTGGCTGTAGCAGCACTACCAGTAAAAGCTAAGAGCTCAAAATATTGAACAATGCGAATAGTGCTCATTACTGCCTGAACTCGGAAACAAGTTTAACACTGATAGTACTCAAGTCTCTTTGCGTGCTTTCGACAGACGGAGGTTCAGCATACACCCATTCAGTGCTGTCAGCGAAAGGGCTGCCATTTTTCAGGCCTCGCACTGTCGTAGAGGAAAGGGATAGTCCCGCCCAAACTTCGTCAGGTAAAGCAAAACCAACAGTGGCCCCTTGTTGCGTGTGGTAATGACTGTAAATTGCATCTAGCGTTGCTTGCTTAACGTTTTCAAATACAAGCTCCAAGGACGCGCCGTAGGGACGATTGCCAAATGAACGTCGAACTGTTTTGCCGGATAATGACCGATAAGTCTTGACGGGGTATTCCCCTAAGGAGAAAGAGCGTTGCGTAGGCTTGATTGACGGAAAAGTTGCCATAGTTAGCGCATTCCTATGCGTCGGCGCGTATTAGGACTTTGCTGAAGCTTGTCAATAGCAAGACTTGCGCCTCGCACTGAGCCCTCCTTGACGGCAGCCCTGCGTGTTTCCATCATAGCCGCCTCTAATTGCTCTCTACTTACATACTCCACTCCATTGATAGAAGTAGTTTCAAAGCTCATAGAAAGGATGGGAGACGATGGGGAAGAGCCGTAATTGCCTCCCATTTTGTCGCGAATGCTTTCGCCCTGCATTTGCACGGGGATCGAGCGGCCGTCAGGCAGTGGCACAATCGCTTCGTTGTATTTGCCTTCGCCCACAAGGCCGAGAGTGGGGCCCTGAACAATTCCTCCATTGGCAAACGCTTGAAAACCGCCTTCCCATACGGCTCCATTAGCTGCAAGTTTGGGCATTTTCAATGCATCAGAAAAACTGGTACCGGGAGTGCTGCCAAATGCACCGCTGTAATTTGCGCCCGTACCACCCCCAACGCCTCCCATCACGCCCAAAGCTTTCAAGATGATGCCATAAATCATCATTGTGATTTGCTGAGCAATGATTTGCGCGGCCATATCTAGGAAGTGGTCGGCAATGCTTTGCATCATGTTTGCAAGGGCTTCCTGGGCGCTCATTGATCCAGAGGCAATATCCTTGAAGGCTTGCCCAAAGGCGCTTCCAATTGCTTTCGCACCCTCTACTGCCTGGAATCCCCAGTTTGTAAGCTTGTCAAGTTCTCCTCTGGCGCTACCAGCAGCATCCTTAATCAAATCCATCGGTCCTTTAGCGGCCTCTCTTGGCACTCCAGCCTCTGCGGCGCTACCGGCCTGCGCTATTCCGCCCCTGACTGTCTTTAAGCGTTCAAGCTCTTCTCGAAGTTTTTTAGTTGCCTCGCTAGACCCCTCTCTTGCTTCACGCTCTGTAATAGCAGTTTCGGCCTGGGAAATGGACAGGTCAAGAGTTTCCATTTGCGCACGCACCAACTTGCGCACTTCTGCAACTTGCCTTGCCCTTTCAGGTAACATGCCTTCCGACATTAAATCTTTGACATCCTTTTCGTAGCGCAATTGCTCGCGCTGGCTAGCAAGCAAATCTTTGATTGGTTGCAAGGCATTTTCACGAACGCGCTGCATTTCTTGTTCTAAAGTTAAAGAATTTTGTGCGCTTTTGATGCGTGCCGTTTCAGTGATGCTTTGTTTTTCTTTCTCGCTTTTGGCTTCTTTCAATGCTTGATTTAACTCGCGCCGAATAGTAAGTTCTTGGCTCGCGAATTCCGCAAAAGTTTTGGCAACAGGGTTAGTGGCTTGCATCACGGACAGCCGCTGCTGCTCCGCAAATAAAGCATCGGAAGCTGCCTGCGCTTGTTTTGCGATTTCTTCGGCCAAGCGCTTGGCCTCGTTGGCCGCTTTATCGGCCTTTGCTTTTGCTGCTTTTCCGTTTCCACCACCTATAGGTATATTGCCCAACGCTCCTCCCGCTTGTCGCTGCGCAAGTTGAGCCTGGGTCGGATTAAGCCTGGCCCCCGTCAAAACGGCCTCTTGGACTTGCTGCATTGCAAGTCTTGCTCTCAGCTCCTCGTCGCGGCCAGTAATCAATCCTCGCGCAGCCCCAAGCGGGCCGGAGAATTGCGCAAGCTCCTTTCTTGCTTGAACTTGGGATCTCCTATTCACAATAATGCGACTATTTACTTCTTCCCTGCTCAGTCCCTTGACTTGTTTTTGATACTCCTTAGAGCTAAATCCAGCTATATCATCAAGAGATTTTTTAAGTCGATCAATTTCCGACATTCCACTTATGGCCACCTCAATAGCAATTGCAATGAGGCCAAATCTGGCAAGCCCAACCAATGCCACTTTTAATGCAGTCACTGGTCCAGTCGCGGCAGTAGCGGCACCCGCAAGTAATCCCATTTGGACTTTAGTGCCAGCCAGTTGAGTGTTTGCGATAGTTGCAGACCTACTTACTGCAATAAATTGAGCATTAAGAGCAATAAATTTGGAAACTGTTGCGCCAATGCTGGCAACAAGTCCCAAAAGAATTTTGCCCCCTAACATGGTAAAGACAGTGTTGACCAGTAAAACATTGGCGTATATTTTTAGTAGAAATCCAGTAACTGGATTGCCAGCAATACTTGCCAAAACTTTGCCAACATTCAACAGGATATTTCCAAAGAGCTGAAATGCGGGAACTAGCTCCCGGAGGTTTTGGCCGATACCTTCTAGCGATGGCCTGAGCTGGGCCAGTTCTTTTGCAAGAGCAGCGCCTCCTGCGGTCTTGGCCTGAGTACCAGTAAAAAATGTATTAAAACCGTCCGTGACAACTTTAATTCCATTGGTAAGCGGCACAACGACGCTATTCAAAAAACCAACCGCCACCGGCTCGAAGCTTTCATATAAAAGCTTCATTGAATTTTGAAGTCGATTAATTACACCTTGGAATGTTAAAGCAGCTCCTTCCGCACCCGCGCCAAATTCTTTCCGCATGATGACGCCAACATTCAAAAGCAATTGCTTCATGGCGTCGCCTTTGTATGCTCCATCTTCAAGAGCTTTGGAAAACTTAGAGATGGCTTCGGGGCCCTTGAACCCAGCGGCTTCTGTAAATATCGCCATTGCGCCTGGTAATACGTCGCCCAGTTGCCCTTTAAGCTCTTCGCTCATTACTTGGCCTTTGCTGGCCATTTGAGCAAATGCGTAGTTAACTCGATCAACTTTATCCGCGCTCATTCCAAATGTTGCGGCCGCCTGGCTGATTCCAGTAAACAGCCCTCGAATTTCTTCTCCCTTAAATCCGGCAGGGCTCATCGAAGCGTAAAGCTTCGTGAAACCATCGCGTGCGGACTGCAATGGAATGTTATATCGATCAACGATGCTAAGAATGAATTCGTTTGAAATTGCGGCCTCTCTGGCTGTTGGCGAAATGGCAGACAAAGTGTTTCTAAAGCTTTGTAACTGCCCCACTGCCGCCCCTACTTGAGAGGGAAAATCTTGCAAGAAAGCAAGTAATTTATAGGCTTGCCCAAACAACAACACTTGTTTTGTGGCAAAAGCAAACTCAGAGCCAAGCTCTCTAATCATTCCAGAGCCAGGAAGCCTCATATTTGCAAATGCGCGGGCAAACTCGCCAGCTCCTCCGCCCCCACTGGGAGGGCGGCCGCCGCCACCTCCTCCGGTGCCACCGCCGCCACCGCTGCGTGGCTGTGGCACAATTGCCCCAGGGGCAGCATAGGGAACAATGGAAGAAAGCGGACGAGGGGATCTGTATGCATAGCCATAAGGAGAAGGAGTTCGCACTCCTGCGCCCGCCATTACATCGGCTTCTCGAAGCGCCGACCGCATACGTGCTTTTCTTTCACGACGCGCAAGCATCTCTTGGCGACTTTCCCCATCGCGCTCCAAGCGTCCAGTAGCGTAAGAGGAAGGTGTTCGTCCCACGCCCGGAGGAAGCAAGCCCGCGATGCGACCAGGGGCTAATGCCGCTCGTACTGTATTGCCAAGATCTTTTACGTTGACACTGCGAATGGCCGCGTTCAACTCGGTGCGCACGGCATCAACAAAAGAATTAGCAGCGTTGCGCAATGCGTCTTTTAATGCCGGAGAAAGAATATCTCCAGTCAATCTTTTTTGACTGGCAAAACTAGCACCAGGAAGTTCCGCGAACGATCGACCAGCCGGCAGCGCTCGCGATGAAACTGTCGAAACTCCAACAGGAGTGGGCCTAGTCGCCGTCCAATTAATCTCTGGGAGTCTTCTTCGTTCTGCTTCTCTTGCTCGAATGGCAGCAGGATCAACGCCAGCCATAAAGAATATTGCACGAGCAATTTGGTCAAGCAAAGTGCGCTGAGGCTGAACCCCGCCAGGTTCTCTCATCCGCATTTCCATGCCAGACGCAGTCTTCCCGACCATGCCCTGCGTGCGCATGTACTCCATAAGATTCAGAAAATCTTGTGGTGGCGCAGAACCACTGGCGGCTCCTTTGACATTTGCCTTGACGTTTACGCTGATGTCCCCTAACGATTCCTTTACAGCCCTCTTGAAATCCGCAACATCAGCTTTGGTGATTGACGGTTTAATGCTGACGGGAATGCGAATTTTACCACCAGTGTCCTCTAATGCGCTTGATCGAATGGTTCTATAAATATCGGCTACGACAGATTTAGCGTCTTTCTGTGTTGTTCCGTTTTTGACAGAAACCCCAATGGCAATTTTTTCGTTTGCAAGTAGTGCCAGGCTGGTCTTTGCTGTTTCGAGGCGCCTGGCAAGCCCTTCCAACTGAGAATCGTTAATTTTTAAGCGAATTTCTTTGCCGAGATCTTTTAACTGTCTGTCAAGCTTTTGCTTGTTAATTGAAAGATTGATTGGGTAATATTGGGCAGACGCGGCTTTTGATGCTTGGGCTAATTGTGCGCGAAAGCCTGCGAGATCAAGCGTAACGCCAAGCTGAAGACGAACATCACCTGCGCCCGCTGCCATTGTATTTCAAGTACTATTATTTTGCATTGTAGCCAATGTCAAGCTTGCTCACGCATTGACGCAGTTTTGATTTCGTCAGCGAGCATGCCAACAACTCGCCCATCCATTTTCTTGGTTTTTAGTAAACGATGGAGAACGGCAATGCTTTGCGGCGTGATTCCTTGCTCTTTTTCGATAAGTTTTGCATCGAATGGCAGAAAATCAGTTGGCTTCACTTGGCTTTTTTTGCCGTTTATCATTCCAGCAACCATTGTCCCCAGCTTTGCTATGGCAATGCTGTTGATGTTGTGCTTGGCAATATCATGCTTTTCTAAATACTTCAGAGCGGCCTTGACATCCGCCACTGGCTGCTTTGCGAAATTTGCTGCAGTCCATCGTTCATCGTTGAAGTCGGAAGAGACAAGGCGAAAATAAAGTTCATTCCAATTGGTCAGACTTTTTAGCAATAGCCTTGCCTCATGCTCTAGGCGTTCTGCTGCTGAGGAGAATTCCTCTTTGGGGTTTTTTTTGCTGTATTGTTTGCCTCCTTCATTTCTGCTTCTTGTTCTGCGGAAATGAATTCAACCACCTTTGAGATGATGGCACGGGGCAGTCCTTTAGTGTCCTCAACGTCCCAGTCGGCCAAATCGCGCCACTCGTCATCAATCAAGCCTTGCCCTCGCGATCGAATGAAGGCGGTAACCATCCGAGCGTTTGTGGCCTCTACTGACGTGCCACTAGTGATCATGCCAAGGGTTTCCTCGGTAAAGTCGGACAATAGCTCGGCCTCAGTGATAGCGCCTCCACCTTGCAACAAGCTAAAGGCTTCGTCAAGAGGAATGTCTTTAGCAGTAGCAATGCGTTTTGCCAGTTGAACAGCACGGATTGTCGCTTGACTTTGCAGCTTGCTGATTTCTTCTTGTTCAATTGCCTCTGCAACTAGCCACCCGCCGTATTTTTTCATGCGAATGTCGGGCAAAAGTTCAAAATAATCAGTTGCCTTGGTTTCGAGGAGGAAGCTGTATTTGCTCATGGCGAAGGATGTTAAGGACAACATTAAAGGCTTTCACTCTCTCATGATTAGAGCGCACCTCTTGAGGAAGCTCTACCAGAAAAGCGTGATTTTCATTGCAGATTCTAATAGTGAGCTCGCTGCAGGAAATAAGACAAAGGATGCCCACTTCCATGGCCGACTGCTGAACTGTGCAATTGATGGCATGCACCTTGCCGTCTTCACTTGCCAGTAGATCAATTTGCATGAAGCGAGTCTAAGGCCTTTTGCACCTGGCGAACTAGCGCCATTCCCGGTGCTTTTCTTAAAAAAGAAGATGCAATGGCGATATCATCAGTGAATGGACGAGCCTTTGTAAGCTTTGTTCCATAGTGAACATAATAAGCATACTCTTGCCCTGATGAGTTAACGGCTCCCCAGCGCCAACTAGCCTCTGCCTTGGCGCTGTTTTTAGAAAAAGAATATTCTTTGCTGTCGTACAACGTACCGAGATCGTAGATATCCCGAGGGCTTCCAACGGTCTCTCCATTGCGGCGCCGTGTCTCACCAGACCAGCGCCATTTACCCGTGTCCCTAAATTGATCATCCCAATGGGCATCATCAATGTCCTCTTCTGCCCATTTTTGAAAAGCATTTCCCAGTGCCGCTATTAGCTTTTCTGAATTAATTATTCTTGCGGGAACGTTTTTCATGCTGTAATTAACCTCCGAATTTCTCTATCGGGAATAATAATACGACAACGCTCATAGGCAACATCATCCCCAGGTAAGTAGCGAAAATCTGCATCAGGAAAGCGCCTGCTCATCCTGTCCATTGCAGAAGCAATTTCAGAGCCGTCAGGATTGTATTGCATCAGCACCACTTCCCATTGCTGTAGCACGTCCACAACTCCTACGCCAGCCCTAGGAAGCACTTCTGGGTATTGTCGCATTGTCACTTCCAGTCCCGTCACCTTCCATTCAGAAGGCACGCTTTTTTGTCCCACCACATACACAGCGGGAACAGTGGTACCATTCGGAAAAATATACGAGCCGATTAAATTAGGGCTAGCGCTCAAGAGCGTTGTAATTACATCTCGCAACTGTGAAATGTTCACAATAAAAAAGCCTGCCGTATAGGCAGGCTAGCAAAGAAACAATGGGAAAGAGCAATCAGCTATTGGGAGCCGAAGGAATCAGGCTTCCAGTGTTTTCAGCGTTCTGGTGGATGCCAATGCGACCACGGCTGATAATGTCAAAAGTTACTTCGACAAGATTGTCAGCAGGATAGCTTTCGTTGTAATTCATCACTCGACCCGTGTAAGCCACGCGATCGTAGTAATAGGTGGTGCCGGAAGCGCCCAGTTGCTTATTGATCTCCACATAAACTTCGCTGTTCTTGTTGTAGCGCGAAGCACTAATCACCTGGAAAGCTTCATCAAAGCTGTTTGGCAGGAACACCGTGCCATCGACATCTTTCTGGAAGTAGGAAGTAATCGAGGCAGTCGCTTGAGAGGTGACAATAACGCTGTCAGAGAAGCCGCCGCCGCCCAGGAGGTAGAACTCAGTGTTGCCGTCGTTAAAGGCCACAGAAGCCGTTGTAGCGGCTTGCAGGGTGTAGAGGGTAGGAGCGCCGCTAACCGTGAATGTAGCGCCGCTCTGCGTGATTACAGGGCGAGCAGTGCCGTCGATGGAGCCAACACGCACAATAACGTCCTGGCTTTTCACTAGCTCAGTGGGATGATAGAGCATTTGAAGATCCTCAATGGAGAGAAAGTGTTTTAGCGTCAGGCGTTCTGTACGCTTCCTTTGCCAACCAGTCTAAAAATACCTCTGATCGGCGTGCCGAGAAATTGCCAATAATGCTCAGCAATTTGTTCATTTGGCAATAGCTCAAACCGTCCTTCTCTCCCATTGATTGTTGCAGCAGCAGAGGTTCCAGGAGTGATACCAGAAAGGGCCAATGGTCCAGTCAATCGTCCCTCCATGTAAACGGCTGTATTATCTGCACCGAGCAAATAATCAAACCGTGGGTTCTGCTTTTGCTTCAGGCTCGCGTAATATGTGACGCCAGTGGAGGTAGCCACATAATTATCAGTGCCGCTTTCAACCACGTAGCCCGATGCAACTTGCCAAACCAAAGTGGCATTAGCAAGAGGAGCGAGCACGTTGGTCATACGACGAAACCAATGGAAGAAGCACCAGCGACGGTTTCAAGCATTCGTTTGAACTCTTGGCCATACTGAGTGGCTTCGAGCCCTTTGCCATAAACCTTGCCCTCTGTAGCTCCAATTTGGATGCCCATTTGAGCAAGTTGAATGGCAATAATGTGAGCAGCAAGATGCTTAACAGCTCGGTCAGTTTGACTGCCAAACACATCAGCACTTGCGTCTGCTGTTGCCTCGTCGATGGCCCCATTCACAATTCCTGATGGATGAGGGGTGAATTCGGGGAAGCGGTCAAGAAAATTGGCGTAGGTGACGGTCATGATCAGACCTGCCCTGCGCGAATGGCTTCAAGACGCTTGTTAATGGCGTTACGGATGCGCACTCGCCCTTCTGCCTTTTTCCAATCCTGGAGCTGATCTTCATCGTGCATAATTTCAATCATGCGCAATGCATCAGTAAGAGGCAGTTGAGCGAGCGTGGACACTTTTGTCGGAATGTCCTGCACCGTAGGGGTGTCTTTCAGCTCTTCAATGGCGCCAATCGCCATGAGACGTTTGACAGTGCCATTGTTGCGTGCCTGAGCCCACTTGGTCTCTGGCACGTCTGAATTTACCCCTGGACTGAGCTGGATCATCCCAGCATCAGTGATAACACCAAGACCACCTTCGCGAGGCGGGTTTTCGAGGTCGGGGCGATAAGCAATCAACATAGTGTTCAAAGGAACTGCTTTCAAGCTTAACGCCCCAATTACGCTCAGTTATCCTGCACGTAAATGACGCTCTTGGGATAGTAGAGAGCCACGCCACCAACGCGAGCATGGGCGGGAACAATGAATTCCAGACCACGCTGCTGGGGCGGGAACAGCTCAAGAGGTTGAGGGATGTGCAGTTGCACCTTGCCGGGATCGCGCTTGTAGACGACCATGCGGTTTTTGCCAATCGAGCTATTAGCACCGGCGAGCTGGTTAATGGGCTCGACGTTGCGGATGTAGGGATTGGTGCGCAGGAAATATTCCAGGACGGTCACGTCCGAAGAATCGCTATTGCGGGTGGTGCTCACCTTGTTATAGTCCTCATAAGCCATGAGGATGGTGTCAGGCTCTTCCTTCATTTTCGAGGCGCTGATGATGGCAGTCACGCCATAGTTCAGCAGCTCGAGCATGTCCTGAGCAGTAGTGCCACTATCAGTGAACCACTTGTCAGCGATGACGAGATCAACCGTCGAATTATTGAAGAAGCCGGCCAGGCCCACCGAGGACTCACCGAACATTGCCACTGCTTCAACCTTCTCTTCGTAAGCACGACGAACGGCATTAGCACGGCGCTGCTCAAGAGCAATGTTTGCCATTTGAGCGGCACGCAGTTCCTGAACGGTGTAGCCAAAGCTGCCCCCGAAAGAGCGAATATTGATGCTCTTTTCGGTTTGGCTGATGTCGGCACGAGGCAGATCATCGGCGGCGTCAGCAATCAGACGGAATTCACCCGTGGCATCCATGATGCGGTAGGTGAAAGTTTGTGCACCAGGGCCAGCTTCGCTGGTCACAGGCAGAATAGTAGGGTACTTGATGTCAGCGTAGGTGACTTCAAACACTTGCGGGCGAATGTACTCAAGCTGACGCTCAAGAAACAGACCCGCTTCATCCATGCGAAAATCAGACATTGGAGGGCCTCCTATCAGGTGTCAGCGGTGAGGGTGAACGAAGGACCGTTCAGCTCAACGATCGCCAGGCCGGAGCCGGTGACAGAAGTGAGATAACGGGCATTCGACAAGAGAGCAGACTTGTTCGCAATGGCTTCGCCAGTGAACTGACCTGCATACTTGACGCCAGTGGCAGTGTGAATGACGCGCACTGCAGTGGCAGGGGTGACATCGCCGTGAACATACACAGCAACAGCGCCTTCATTAGCAACGTTCAGCACTTGTTCATTCTTCACGCCGGGACGGCTATTGGAGTCAAGAGCGGTCTCGTCCACGTAGGTGAGAACGTTCAGGCCAACAACGGTTTCGCCCGTGTCGCCGAGAGTCTTAGCAGAATTAGCAACGGTGCCGCCGCTGGCATAAGCAACGACATTGCCGAAAGCAATGACAGCATCCGTCTCGTTGACGTAGGTGCCAATGGTGTTGTCGCGAATGTCGGACAGTTGGCCTTCCAGGAGGGCGGTCAGCTCAAGAGCGTAGCTCTGCTGAACACCACCTGCAGCAGCCGTGCCCGAAGGGGTGAAAGTAACGGCCATGGATCAGCGCTCCTTGGAGATGGAAAGAGGAGCCTTCCAAGCATTCTGCAGGCGCTCCATGTAGGAAGCAGGAGCAGAAGCGGGAGAGGCGATGGAAGCAACGGCTTTGCGCAGCTCGTCAGTGGCAGCCGAATCAGCCCGAGGCAGTTCAGCCAGAGTGTCGAACATGGCTTGCACGTAATCGTCGGAACGCTCCGACAGATCAAGAATGTCGCCACGGACTGCTTTAATAGCAGCCTCCATGACTTCACGGGCACTCTTGCCAGAGAAATCAAACTCACTGTCCAGAGTGTTGCGAGCTTTGTCGATCAGCGCAACGCGCTCTTCGACCAGCGAGTCGAGATTGATTTCCTTGGCGGAGTCAAGCTCGGCACGTGCAGCTTCAAGCTCTTGCTCAAGAGCATCGGCGCGACCCTCGGCGGCATCGCACTTGCCCTTCATATCCTTTTGCATGGCATCCATTTCTTCCTTCATTTTGGAAGCTTCTGCCATCATCTCATCGTATTTCTTTTTCATCATGTCAAGATTTGCCTTGGCATCTTCGCGCTCTTTGGCGATAGATGTTGCAATGCCCTCCGACACTTCAAAAGAAACACCATCGAAATTGACTTGAGCAGTCATGGGTGTGTCCTCGTTATGGAGAATTAAAGACGGATCGGCGGCATCTAGACGATCTAGATGAAGCTTCACCTGCGGGCCTGCCCGGCCCCTGCGAACCACTGCAATGTGATTACCGTCGATCATCCGCTGGATGCCGTCGTAATGTTCACCATTGTCCGCAACGCCAGGCGTGGGGTCAAATTGAACCCTGTAACCAGCGCTAACTTCCTTTGCATCGCCCCGCATGATCCGCTCAATTGCGTCCTTGTCTGTGATGGTCATGACGGCACGGACAAAGCCGTTGTCATAAACCACTTCAGTGCCTGAAAAACCGATTTGATAGTCTTTCGTATTGGCGCTATCGAGAAGAGCAGGGGGGTGCTCGAAAGTTACAGCCTTGCCCGCAAACGAAGCGAGGCTCTCTGGTGAGCCCACTTCTTCCTCGGGACGATATTCACGCCGAACCCCACCGCCCGCATCGGTGTACATTTGTACGCCAGTGCGAGCAATAGTAGCCCAAGTGCGAAGATAACCCTCGGGGGTTAGTTCGTACTTTTCTATGGGCGCGACATCGTAACGAAAAGAAGTTTCGCTCATATAAATAAACTAACAATCAAAAGCAATCATGTATAATAAGTGTTCCAGAAACGAAACACCGTGCGCCTGGTTTCCAGCAAGGTCAACGCCTTCCGAATGCCTCACCTACAGCGACGCACGCTTGTGGCCAATCGCATAAAAGAGGCTCGCCTTAATAGCGGCTTATCACAAAGAGACGTGGCAAAAGAGCTGCACATAGGAGCCGCCACTTACTGTCGAATGGAAAAAGCAATGACAGAACCTTCTGCTGTGCAATTGGCAACCCTGAGCGGTCTCTATGGTCTATCTGTACTATGGCTGCTGGGAATGCCCAGCTTTGTTGTCAATGCGGCTCAGTCTTCGTCGTCTTCGTCTTGAATGGAGCGAATTTGCTCTTCTACTCCTTCCATGACATATGCCTTGGCGATTGCCTCCGCCTCAAAAGTAAGCATCTTCACGGGCTCAAAATGCTCGTCCGGCTTTTCGTAGAAGCTTTCCACGAAAATATGCGTTTCGTCAAGGCGACCATTCTTGAAATGTTGCCTTTCGACCAAGCGCCAATGAGAAGTGCTGCGATGCTCATGGGCCGAAAGAATGGCCAGAGCTTTCAAAACGCCAATGCCGTCTTCTTCTTCCTCTTCAATCACGCGCACATATTCGCTCATTGGTCCCTTTTGCGGCTTTCCACCATCTTAACGGTCGGCCTTCGGGATGCACTTCCGCCCTCTCTGGTGTTGTTTCATGTTCCCCATGGTGCCCTTGATTTGAGCACCACACCTATTGCATGTTCTTGCCACTTTCCCTTTTTCCTTATTCAACCACGCATTCATTTCTTTGTTGCGAGCTTTTGCTCTTTCACTGGAAGCTGCGCGTGCTTCATCCGAAGATAATGGATGATTGCCTTCTTCTCGCCACCTTTGCTGTGTTTCTTTGGTCGCCTTTGAAATCTTTTGACGCCCTTCTTGAGAAATGGTCCAACCTTCTGCGATACGCCTTTTCATCTGTTGAGAAAGGAAAGCTCTTCCTTCTGGAGTTTTGGTCCAGTTGTGCTCGCTAAGAACACGCCTGAGCCTTTCAAATTTGCGCGAGTTCATCCGAGGATCGCGCTTGGACATGCAAAGCAATGCCGCAACCGTTCCTTGACATGGAAACATTTTGAACAAGAGGCGATGGGCAATCCAATGCTCCCTCAACGTAAGAGGAACAATTTTCTTGTTTTCTTTCCTGTCGCTCCAAAAGCAAATAGGAAAGTAATGATGCCATTCGTATTTTTGGTTTAGGTCTAAATTGTCTTCCGCCCTTTCTTTTGCCCTTTCGATCAAGCGAACATACGCCTGCCTATAATCCATCTTGCTTCTGTCGCTCAACTCGCTCGATTATAGAGCGAGCCCACTTCTCTCCACTCTTCCCGCCCCATAGCAGCATTGATACGAATCCCGCATCATCTTCCCCTCCAGCGAAATTTTTGCGATGTCTCGAAAAGAACGCCGCCATGCGCTTGATGGTTTCATAGCTCACTGCTTCTCCATTGGCCAGGCTCGTAGCCCTTGCCACGCCGCTGCCAATGCCTTCTTTGCCGGCTTCTTGCGTGGTCAAGCCACCTTTGCCATGCTTCTTGCGAAGCTCAAGCCCGCGACGCGCTGCAGATCGCACTGACGATGGAGGGGAAAATGATTCGGCGTCTTCTTTGTCCTCTTTTTCTGTAGCCAGCTCATTCATGAAGGCCATATAGTATTCGTCGCCCATGTCCTTTTTAGGCTTGCGAGACAGGCCAGCTTCGGACAGGGCAATTGCGAGAGCCCGTTGAGCGCTTTTCACTGTTTCGCCGCTGCTGCTTTTCAGCTTGCCAGCTTGGAATTCGCGCATGACAAAAGCCACTTTGGCTTGCTTTTCTTTCGCTGTCATGGCAATGGTTTTCTTTTAGTTTAGGGGCCGAAGAACTGAATGGGAGCAGTTTCAATGGTCATGCCATGCCACACTTTGTCTCGATGGAGAACGAGGGCTGTCATGATGCGCTCGGCCAAGAAAGAAATGTAGCGGCAGTTATAGCCTTCAATTTGCATAATTTTCTCTTTCCCATCGTCCCATATCGGCCACATGCAATCAAGAAGCGTTTGCATAAATTGACAGTAAAGCTGATGAGGGCCGCGAGCCATGATGTGACCATAAAAAACCTTTTGCTCAAAGGCGGCTTCTAGATTTTCCCTCGAGAGAGGCAGCTCTCCTCTGTCTGCAGCGGCCAGCGCTTGATCAATTCCATCCATTCCTTTATGCCCGCCTGCGTATTGTTCGGCCACTGAACAGTGAAAATACTCTGGTTCTGGAATATACAGCACAGACGGCGATGACGGCTCCAAGCCATCGTCTCTCCATTTACGCCTGTATTGAGCATTGCCAATGAAATCATAAGGCGAATTATTGACAATCCAGTAAATGCCAGTCAGTTCAGACCACCATTTATTCAGTTCGGAAATACTGCGCCCTTGATTATCAAGAATCCATCCACTATGCGCCAAGTCAATTTGATCATAAACGCTCAACTTTTCAGCTCCTAATCGCATTCGATGCATCGTTGCAAGTGTGTCATAGCGAGGCAAATTATCGCCATGACACATCACATAAAGATGGTGGTTTTTAGCCTGCGTAGACATTGCGAGCGGCCCAAAGTTCGTTGTAATTATTCACTCCTTTAGCCCCTACTCCCGTTAAGTCACCACCGCCAGAAGGCTTACTCCAGGCCATGATCGTTCCATCGGGAAGAACAAATGCCCTATTCTTTTGCTCGTGCGTGGGGGTCAGCTCAAGATAGTCGCCATAGACAAAGTCCGACTGTCCCTTGTTAATTGCAAGTGCCTCTCCCAAGAGCGTGGGGCCAGTGGGACACAATGGGGTGATGCCATAGTATTGCTCGTGGCAATTTTTGACAATCAGCCCAATGGCAGTGACCAATGCAGGATTGTTGGGCTGCGAATAAAGAACCGTCGTAGCACAGGCCCAAGAGGTGAAGCTAAACCGTTGAATGTCACGAAAAGCCAGCATCTTAATTCGTGGCCCAATCTCCACTGGATTGACCACCCTGATGGCAATGTCAAAATACCATCCGCCCAGCTTGTTCAGCAAGCAAAATCGACCCAAATCGGCTTTGTACGAATAGGGCTTGAGCGTGTCATAAGCCCAAAGCACTTCCGTGCCGTAATTGTCGGCAATAAATTGTCTCAGGCTTTCTTTGTTGTAGACGGTGTGGTTCGCGCTAGGAAACGCAGTTTTAACAGTGCCCGTGGCATGTTGGAGAAACGGCGAAAGCTCATCGCTTACGTCGCTCAGAAAGATTTGCGAGATTTCCATGGTCAAGCGATGCGAGCGGGAGTGCCAAAACCTTTGAACTCTACAGGAGCTTCCTTTTGTTCTAGCGTTTTCTTCACGATGCCTAGCATTTGCTTTTGCACAAAAGGCCAAGTGAAGGGCTCTTGATGGATGCGTTCATGGCACCACTCTCCAGCCATTTGCAGTTCTTCCCGATTGTGGTAATAATGGTCCAAGATATTGGCCAGCTCTGAAGGAGATGGCTGTCCGCGTTCAAGGCCATAGTTCCTATCGGTTTCCCAGCTCTCAACGGGAATTCGCTTCACGCCATCGAAAATCTCTTTCAAGCTTGTGTGATCAGGCACCACTTGCGCCACGCCAGTAGCAGCGTGCTCAGTATTCACAAGCCCCCATCCCTCGCCAATGCAAGTGTTCACTCCTACGTCACAAGCGTTGTACACCTTGTTCAGTTGTTCAACGGGAAGGCAGTTATGGGTTGAAAATTGCGGACTGGTCAGAATGAGCTTGCCGGTGGCATCGTAACCCTCGTCTCTGGCCACACGCTTGAACAGCGGAACAAGCTCCCACCCCATGTCCTTGCTGCCCATATTGAGCCAAAGTCGAGCATCGGGCTTGTCCTTGGCAAATTTTATAAAGCCTTTAATTGTCAAGTCAATGCGCTTGCGCGGTTGATTCCTGTTGCCGTTGAAGACAATAAATACGTCTCCTGGCACTCCAAGCTCCTTACGGCATTCTTGCTTATCAATGGGAAAAAAATGAGAAAAATTGGTGCCGTGGCCAACTGTGTACACATGTTTGTCGTAGCCAATTTTCTTGATTTCTTCTTTTGCAAACTGTGTGTAAGTGATGAGCGTATCCCACTTGTCAATCGCAGGAAGCAGCCCCGGAAACAATCCATAGGAATCAATGGGAGTGTAAATAGCAGTTTTGAAGCCAATGCTCTCTTTGAACGGAGCAATCTTGTCCATCAGACCAATTGCCACCCAAATATCGTTTACGACAAATACAAGGTCAGGCTTGATAATCTGCACAAGCTCTCCAATGCGATGAGAGCCGAACGGATCAGAGCCATGAGCCATGGCTGGATACATGCGGCAATGCTGCTGCATTTCGTTTGGGTCGCCATGCCAATTCACTGCCAAGGCATGCACTTCATGCTCTGCTGCCATTGCGGGAATCAAATATTCGGCCACTCGCCCGAATCCCGTTTGCACTCCAACGTCGCCGCAATAAAGAATGGTAGCCACGAAAATTTTGAGACTGGCCTCATCTTAGGGACGCTTTTAGACTGTGACAAAGGCTAGGGCGGTGCGGCAATGAAGGTGGCGATCATCGGAGCAGGATGGGTGGGGTGTCATTTGGCCTTAAGTTTGAGCAGCGATTATGAAGTGGTGCTTTTCGATCCGTTTCCATTCAAGGGCGCGTCACTCCTAAATCAAAACCGCCTTCACATGGGCTATCACTATGCCCGAAACCATGCCACTAGAGAACTGTGTCAAAACACCTTTAATGCCTTCATGCGTGACTACGGTTTTCTAACGGAAACAGTGGAGAACAATCTCTATGCCGTGCCAAGCGAAGAAAGTTTACTGGATGCGAAGACAGTGGAAACCATTTTCCCTCCATTGTCATGGCACCACGAGAGAATGGAAGCTCCGTTCCTGCGTGACACTGAAATGGTTTGGCGCACACAAGAACGATATATTTGTCCCTTAAAAACTAAAGAATTTATGCTGCAGCAATTGTCCCCTGTGCTACGCCGCGAACGCATTAGCAAGGCGCAATTACCGGCCTTGCAGCGAGACTGTTCACTGATCATTGACTGTACAAACAATACCTTGCTACGTCCTCGCACTAATGAATATTTTGAAGCGGTGGCGATGTTCATTTATGACATCGTAAAACCACTTCCGTTTGGAGCACTTACTTATATTGATGGCCCTCTCTTCTCCATTTACCCCTTCCACGGCGGCACCATTTCTTTGAGCCATGTGGTACATAGCGTCATCCATTCGTCTGTCGTACCCATTGCTTCAGATGATGTCAAGGACGACGGCGAAGCAAGGCGCCAGGCAGAGCTTCACGCTCGCCTTTACTGGCCAAGTTTTTCAGACCACCTCTCATTCTCAAAAACAGTGTATTCGACAAAGAGCAAACGCTCCAATGCAAGCGCCTACAGAGCCCCTCTGTTCAAGCAAAATGACAATGTGCTTTCGTGTTTCACTGGCAAAATTCAAGGCATCTATTTGATAGAAGCCAAGGCCCGAGAAGTGCTGGCTGGCTTGTAAAGGTGGGCGAAGTAATGATATTCTCCGGGATGATTTTTGGTTTTTAACATTTCCCTGACAACTCCGCCAGAATAGCCAGTTCCGCGCAGTGCGTCTGCAAATCGCTCGTGCTTGATTTGTTCCGTGATTGGACCAATTTTTTCATCGCTTACATGTACATGAGCGATATAGGGAAAATACTGCATCAACACTTCTTCTGGCAACTGATCTTCAAGCCAGGCGCTGTTTGTGTCAATCATTGTTTGCACGCGAGGCAGTGAATATTCGGCCAAGCTCTGAACAATTTCTTCAACTGTAAAGAAATAGTTACCGCCATACTGCCTGGCCACTGGTTCAATGCAGATGGTACATTCCGCTTCCTCTAGCTGCTGATGACAAGCGGCAAGTCCATCCATTAGATAGCGGCAATCGCCTTGCCTTAGCCCAGGGCTGCCGAGAATCATGCGCTTCCACCCAAGAGCCTTGGCTTGGTTGATCAGCAGAGTAATGCACTTCCGAAGGCCAGGTTCGTCCCAGAAGGCTTCAATGTCCATTCCATAGAACAATGATTGCGCCGAATATTTTTGCAAGTAGCCAGAGAAATGGCTATGCCTCTTGAAAGGCACCGCCTCCAAAAGCTCAATGCCATCAGGCAAATGCAAAACAATATCTGCATGGTCCTCGGCTTCCCAGCCAATAGCGCTAACCCCGAGCTTCATTGATAAATTCTCCAATCAGCGTGAGATTGTCATTACGCCCTAGCGGCCAATAACCGCTGTTTGTATGCATTGTAAAATGATTGTATTCAATTCTCTCGCCCATCGTTTTCTTTACGGAAGGAAAAAATTTGTCCATAAGTGTTTCAGTTTCAATGGGAGCGGGGAATAAATTGGCGATGCCGTGAGCCGGGCACTTGCGCAAATCGCGCCAGAGATTGTTTAGCGGATACCACTGATAACAACTGTTGGCATTAATTTTTTCCACTTCATGATCGTTGATCAAATCAAACAAAATGTTCTTCTTGATGAGTCGATGGTAAAGGGCGGGAAGGCGGACAACTTGCAAGGAGTTGCACCAAAGCCTTTCCTTCACAAGCCCCTCAAACAACAAGCGATTTGATCCATAGCTTGGCTTCTTCAGCGCCGGCGTCACAATTTCATCCATGAACGCAGATTCCGGGCCGTACACGTCAATTGTCGAAATAAGCGTCACGTGATCGGCGCAAATGCTTGACAAAATATCAACAATGGAAAAGATATTTTGTAAATCAGTTAGCGGATCTTGATTAACCTTCCACTTAGAAGCGGGCAGGCAGCAAAGGACCAAATGATCTATTGGCCAGCTTTCCGTCATGATTTGATGGAAATCCTTGGACGAATAAGTGCGGTCGAAGCTAGTTTGCTCCTGCAGCGCAGAGCCGACTAGTCCAGTGCTGCCAACGAGAACCTTCATGGCAAAGACGCAATAATGCCACTATACAGGCACTGTTGGCGCTTGCTGTCTGTAATAACGAACACTACAGCGGCACCTTGCCCCGCACTCGCAACGCTGGCCGGGAAGAGGAAGTGTACCAATGGACACTATTCCCTGGTCTGCATATCTGAGGCAGTCCTCGCAATGCTGGGCCTGGCTGTCCAAAATGCGTCGCATGAGACTATATCCTTGTCGCTGCTGCCGAAGTTCGGCACCCTGCCAGTAAGATCCGCGAACGCTTTGAGCATATAAGCCAATGCGAGCCAGAGCCATGGGAGCAGAAAGGCGATTGCTAAGCAAGTCGGAAACAAAACGTTGGAGATAAGCATATTCCTCGCGAAGGCGCTGACCGATGCGGCCGTATTCCGCACTGCCCATGCCGGCTCGACCACCATGGCCCACAATTGCTGCCTGAATATGAGCAGCCTTAAGCAATTCGCGGATACTCCCCTGCCACTGATCAAGCGTGATGGATCCATTGATCAACATGCGCGTAAAGCGCCGTAAACTTGCGTCCAGTTTATCAATGCGCTTGTCCACAAGCTTTTCGATCGACGCTTTACTAAGGAACCGCCCCTTTTCGTCGCGATAACGACCGCTGTTCTGGTCATAAGACCATTCAGCGTCCATCCTGCTGGACAGAATAGTTTCACTGAAGCTTTCGATATTATTCAGCATTATCAGCTTCTAGTAGGTCCTTAAATTTTTCGGGAGCCTCTTCCTTCCATTGCTGCAGTGCTGCGTCAACGTCCGCCTCGCTAATAAAAGCAGCCTCGTCAATGCCTCCAAGCATTAGCCCTTCCACTTGCACGGGCTCAATCGCATCCACTTTGCTGCTGACCATTTTTGCTGGCCCTTTTCGATCTGGATTAGGGTCGGACTTGCGCTTGCGGGCCACAATTGTCTGCCGCTCCTCTTTGCTCATGGCTTTAGCTTTTGCCTTGGGCAAGCACTTTGGCTTTCCTTCTCTCTCTTCGCGCCCTCCACATTCACCAAGAATTTCTCCGTTAGCGCCAATCCTCACCCATTCTTCCTTGAACCATTTATCAAGATCATCGTGGTTCACGTCGCCATTATCCCCCTTAAAGCCACTGCCGCCACCGTGCTTTTTCTTATAGAGTTCTTTGTACTTCTGCACCATGTAGGCGCTGGCATAAGCACTAGGCCACACCTTGAATTTTGACTTGGCGGCGGCAATTGCTTGCTGATGCAGGTCTTTGTCTTTGAACTGCACATCGCCCCGCACTTTTTCGAGGTCACGAGGCAAGAACAATCCTGCGGCGTCTTCTACTTCCCTGCTTCCATCCATTGGCAAGGTGCCGTTCTCTTCGTTCATGGGATCGCGTCCGCCAGGAGGCACGGCCAATCCACTCGCTTTCTGAGTGGAACCACCCCCTCCCTGAGTAGGAAGCTCGCGCACCACAGACGGATCGAGAGTAAGCTCCATCGACCACTCGGAGCCGCCGTAACGTGCGTCGGCCACCTCTTTGGGGCTCAGTACTCCGAGCTGAATGTAGCGCCCGTCTACGGCCGCCACGCGAGCCCTCACGTCGGCTTTCTCTCTTTCGTTCAGCTCGAACAAATCGTTGAATTTGATGCGCCACGATTCCGGCACTCGCCCATTCGTCGGTCCAGTCTTGCTAAGCATGATGTAGGTCATCAGCTTTTTAAGGGGACGATGGAAAGTGGATTGTTGGTAGTCGGCTAGCGTCTTAGCGAAATCTCTCTCTTCGCTTCGCCCAGTAGAGCCAAGGCCGCTGGGGCTTTCACCAAACAAAACTGTATGGGGAATTTTTGATGCGCCAATAATATCAACGCGAGTTTTTTCTAAGATTTCACCAACTCCGCCAAAGTTCCTACTGATAAAAGCAAGCTCTTCCTTCTCAGCGTCAATCGCATAGCCACGATAAACACTTTTGCTCATGTCGTTAAGGACAAGACGATCTCTCACGTCTTTTTCTTTGCCTGCAGCAAGCATTTGTGCTAGGCCACGAATTTTGTGGACAAAAATATCAAACTCACTCAACAGGGTGGCGGCGCTATTCAATCCAGTCCAATAGTGCTTAAAGCTTTCATAGACAGTCTGTAAACTGCTCATTCCCCATCCATAGTTCCTCTGCCTAATCCGATAAGGAAGCCAATCGCCATCAAAACGCAAAATCCTGTCTTTATGGATGTAGGTGAGTTGCGGCTGCCGAATCAAATCGCCGGAAATAATTTGATAGTAAGTTGCTTTGGAGTAGTCGTACAGATTTTCTTCATTGATCACTGGTGCAATTTGCCAGCGATCCAGCACTTCCATTCCTTCCACGGAATAAATGCGGCTTCTGTCAACTGGCTGATCTGCTGGCCTGCCGTCATCAATGTACAAAAGAATTACGGCCCCTCCATAAAGCCTCGAATTTTTAGAGGCAAGCATAAAGTTTTCAAGGATATACAAATCTTCAATCACCTGTTCAATGCCTACCACTTCTTCAGCCGCCGCTCCTTCTCCGCCAAACAACACCTTGAAGCCCCTTCTTGTGGCTTGCTCTGCATAGATATCCACAATGCGGCGAGGCAGCCATTCGCCGTAGAGCGCTTCCAACTCTTCTTGCGCAAGAAAGATGATGGGCTGCGCTTGCGTGGATAAACTTTTGTCCCTGCCAGAGATGCCCATGCCAGTGAGGGCATTGGCAAGACCATCATTGCGCAGTCCGTCCGCAGTGGCATGCCCCAAGTCAACTGCTTCTTCCGACATTGTTCACACTATTGGCGTGCCTCCATTCTAAACGTGGCTATGATGGCGACGACGTTCTTTTAGTTATGCCCACTCCCATTGAATTTGTCTTCTCCGAAGAGGAAAGGAAGCAGGCGATGGAGGAAGGACAACGACGCCAGTCTGTGAACGAAACGAAAGGGCTTCGAGGGCGCAATAAAGGCGCGGCCCGTGGTGATCAAGCTTTGTCTATTCACTTGCTTGGCGCCGCAGGTGAAATGGCAGTGGCATCTTTCATGGGCCTAAAGCACGAGCTTTACAAAGAAAGCGAGGCAAGGCGCGGGTCCGATGATTTGCCGGGAATTGACGTAAAAACTCGATCAAAACATTCCTACGATCTCATTGTGCAAAAGAACGAAGACCCCGGAAAAAAGTTTGTTTTGGTGACCATTGAAAACCAAAAAACTTTCATTCATGGCTGGTGCTACGGAAAGGAAGCAATGGAGGAACGATTCTGGGCCGATCCCGCGAGAGGTAGGCCAGCTTATTTTGTTCCTAAAGAACAGCTTCGCCCCATGTCAACTTTGCAATGAGCAGTTCTCTCAAATGCAGCGACTTTGCCAGGCATGTATTAAAGCTTGAGCTTTGGCCTGAGCAAAAGCGCATTCTTGACGGCTACTTTGGCGGCAACAAAACTCATGCCGTGTGGGCGCTTGGGCGACGCTGCGGCAAAACGCTTATGGCCGCTATTGCAGCCCTGTACGCCTGCTTTGTCTTGGAAGATCAATACAGAAGGCGCGTGCGAAAAACGGAAAAGTGGTACATTCTTACCATTGCAAACGATCAAAGCCAGGCAAAGCTAGCGCTCAATAATATTCGCCAGCTTCTAATGGACAGTCCTCTTGTTGATGAAATCACAAGAGAAACTGCCACTGAAATTGAAACTAGTAATAATTGCGTGTTCCAAGCCATTCCTGCATCGGCCCGCGCTTCTCGTGGTAAGGCCGTGGTGATGTTAATCATGGACGAGCTTTCCTTTGCTATTGAAGGCGATGCCAACCGTGGCGCAAAAGCCATCTACGATGCGCTTTCCCCTTCCATTGCACAGTTCGGGCAGCACGGACGCATCCTTGAACTATCTTCTCCATGGCTCACCGATGGCCTGTTCTATCAGCACTATTGCGAGGCAAAATCTGGAGAGTTTCCCTTTATGCAGGCAGTGAATCTCCCAACTTGGGAGGTGAATGTTAATTTGCCATGGGGATGTGCATTCCTTGACGCTGAACTAAAACGTGATCCCGATAAGTTCTGGGTGGAATATGGAGCTCAGTTTGCTAAAAACAATTCAGCACTATTGGCCACTGAAATTGTCGAAGCTGCCATAAGCAAGGAGCGGGGAGTACTGTTTCCCGAGAAAGAATTTACTGGCACTTATGTGCTTTCCCTGGACCCCGCCCGAGGCGGTGTGGGACGAGACGATTACACCGCTTGCATTGTTCATTATGAGGGCGAAAGGCTAGTGGTGGACAAGTTTCACGCCTTCGAACCAGACTTTGAAATTGGTGGCAAGAAAGAAGTGAACATGGCGAAAGTGGAAGAGTGGATCAAGGAACACCATCGCATTTATGAGTTTCAAAGTATCGTGCTTGACCAATTCAATAGCAGCTTTATCATTCAGAATCTTTCTAAGGATTTTCCTATTGCAGAATTAGCCTGGTCAGTTAGCACAAAAATGAAAGCCTTCAGCAAAATGAAAGAGCTCTTTAATGCTGGCTTAATTGAACTTTATCCTCACCAAAAAGCAATCACTCAGCTTAAAAATTTGAGCGTTATTTATAGAGCAAGCGGACAATGGGCCGTCACTGGAGGAAAGGAAGTGGGGGTTGATGACTATGCGTTCGCACTTGCGGCGGCGATTCTTGAGGCATCCAAGGATAATGACATCGACTGGTTGAATAGTCTTGTTCGATAATTACGCTTAGAATTTTCAGCAATTGCTGAAACTTTCACTTTTTTTGAAAAATGATTGGTATTGAAATTTCTAGCAAGGAGCTAGCCTTTTTACTAGCGCTCCTGGAGGCCGACAGGCAAACGGCGCTTCAGCTTCTTGCCGCCGAGCATGCTTATAAGCCCACGCTACTGCCAAAACTGCGAGAGGCAGAGAAAGTTGTTAAAGCAATGAAAAATTTGGAAGGATAGACTAAACACATTCCTCCTCTTTGCCATGGCATCGTCCTTCACCGCAGAAGAAGCCCTTGCTTGGGCCATGAAGGCTGCAGAAGCCGTAGAAGAAGCTGGCAAAAGCTTTGGCCCCATGAGCGAAGAATCGCGGCTCGCAAGGGCTGCTTTTGAGCATCTCATGGACGATTATCGCGAGCATTGGAGCAATGCCTGCGAAAGCCGGTTTGGCCATCAAGGATGCAAAGAATACGACGTGTGAGCAATGGTTTGCTTGTGCTACAGCCTCCATGGCCAGCGGCATGAAATCAGAGTGCCATTTCACGAAGCGCGTTTTGTCAATAAGCGTTTGTTCCTGGAGGGAGCCGCCGTGTACTGGACCTTTCTCTGTTAAGCTTTCAAAGCTTCCTGCAGGAGCCCGTTGGCCAACGGCTTGCCAGTATCCTCGTCAATGCTGGCATCATCGTGGATTCCGTTCACTGTCTTAAGTGAGTTGAAGCACTTAAGACGCTTGGCAGAATGTCAGGGCCGCACCCTGTTTATTTCCTGATGCGGAAACATTCTGCCGCTTGTCTCTTCTGATGATGAAAGCTGGTTTGATTCCAGCAGGAGACCTTTCGCTATTTATTTCTGTGCCCAGCTTCTTCCGTTGCGTGAATGTAGGTTTTTAGCTCACGCACATATTGTCTGAGCAAGGCGGCCTTCTCCAGATGCCAAGGATCACGATGGAGAAAGTAAAGCTCCATGTGGTTGTCAATGGCTTTTAGGCAATTGTGAATAGGCGCGTTCCATTGCGAACGAACTGGCGTATCAAACGTCCGACGCTCGTCCATTGGCCTTGAAATAAGCCTTGATGTCCTCTAATGCTACCGGCTCAAAATCGTTTCTTTCTAAACAGGCATTGAAATAACGCCCGTCTACTTCCCCATCGTCCGTCAATACAAGATGACAATGGAGATGGCCGTGGACGTTGCCAAGATAATGCCCCTGCAAAATACTGGGATGCACTGGAATGTGCGTGAAGATTAGACCTCCCGGCATGGTGCTATCACCCCCACGAAAAAATGCTCCTCGAATGTCTTCAAAATACGGAAGATAATCTTGAATTTTGTAAATATCATGATTCCCTTTGACGAGAATCTTCTTCCCATTGAAACGATTGAGAAGCTGCAGACCACTTCTGGGAATTGCCACGTCGCCCAAAATGTAAACGCGATCTTTCTCGTGGATCTTTTTGTTCCAACGCTCAATGAGCGTTTCGTGCATTTCTTCAATGGAGGAGAAAGGACGAAGGGGTTCTCCGTCGGGACGCACGAAATCCAGCATCTTGGCATGGCCGAGGTGCAAATCTGATGTGACAAAAGCGCTCATAGTAATCAGTGCTTTTCGTAAACTACTTTTCTTTGCACGGGATCAGGACGATCTTCCAGCTCATGCAAAAGATCAAGAGCCTGATCAAATGTGCTAAACCAGCCCCTCTCGTCCCAGATGAAAGGACAGATGCGCTCTTGTACTTCGTAGAGCGGCTCCCATGGATGCACGGCGCTTGGACGTTGAACAATGCGAAATCGCGCCACAGCAAAATTTAGAAGGCAAGCCTTAGTTTAGTACGGTTCGGAAGAAAGGGCTCCTCCAGGAATCGAACCCGGCATTCCAGGCTATCTGCCTGACGTGTAAACCAACACCAAGGAGCAAGTGACCCCCAGGTTTGAGCATCGTTGAGAGGCTTAGGGGGTGTTAAACGATGGAGCAAGCGTGAGGGTCATCCGGGATTTGCCCCCAGTGACGCACAGAGGCTTGCCCGCCGTCGCTTGATACTATAGCACCACTCTCGGCCGCAAGCCAAGGCGCACCCTGTTCTCCTCAATGCTTTCTCCGACAGATCTGCCTATTAAATACATTGCCGCGTCAAATAATGTATTTGCATCATCTTTTGCGTTGCCAAGCATTAAGTTACAGGAGCCGCATAAAATTCCTCTGACATGATTTAATGAATGGCAGTGATCCACGACAAAATTTCCGCTTGCGTGATTTGGCTCTGTAGTGCCACAAATTGCACAGCAATAATTCTGCTTGGCGAATAATTCATTCCACTGTTCAACGGTCATTCCATAATTAATCTTCAAGCTTTGCGCCCTGGATTTTTGAGCGCAATATTTCTCCTTTTGCCTTTTAAGTACATCCTCTTTTCTCTGCTCATAGCTAGAAGATGCGGCGGTTTTTGTGCATAATCTGCACCTTGCAGTAAGGCCGTCTTTTACTCTTTTTTCCTTGTAAAAATCGCTAGCCTGCTTAAGCTCACCACACATGACGCATTGTTTTTTCATGGCAGGATGGGCTCGAAAAATAAAATTCTAGCCCATCCCACAATTAAAACCTAGCGCCCGTAAGAAGGCAGGTCGTAATTTGCGCTTTCGAAAAACGCCAAACTCCGCGCCCTACGAGTGTCGGCCATTTCAGGGGCCTTGCCAGTAAAGAACAAATTTTCAGACTGGCGCATCCAGAAATCTTTATCCAGCCATTGATTAGAGGAAGATCCAAGCTTGTCAAATAGCCACGCGGCAGTAGCCTTCCGAAGTTTATTCAGGCTTTGGGAATCTTCCTCTCCAAGCTCTTTCGCCACCATCCCATGCACTGCCGTATGAACCCGTTCATCGCGAGAAATATCGGCTGAGACAGTGCGCATACCAATATCGCCGTTCTGCCTAAAGAATGGCAAAGCGACAAAGAAAACGCTCCGTTCAAGAATGGAGGCTTTATGGATGGGGTGGGCGGGATGCTCCATCCACGCCTTCAAAATGTTCATCACCTCTTTTTCTGCTTTGGCATCCGTGCCATGAGCAGCGGCGATGTAGCTCAATGCTTGGTCGTGACGTTCTTCATCTTCCTGGTTTGAACGCAAAGCCTCAATCACTCCAGGAGTAGAGGGAAGATCGCGATGCAAACCTTGCTCTAGTAATTCTTTCACCGGAAGTTCAAGATGACGCAATGCCAAGGCACGAAAAATTGTATCTTCACCGCCGCATACAACGGCACCTTTTCCGACTGGAACGGCCTGCCAAGGGCGTTTTTTTGCAATGGTAGACAAATAGGGAGAGTCTGCAACGGCGACCATTTTAGTAATGCAATGGGGAAAGAATGAAAAAGGGGGAGTAAGTCCCCCTTATGAACGAATTGTGGAGGGCTTTTTATTCAGCGCAGGCGCTGCAGAAGCCAGCGTCCAAACTGCAAGAGACAGTTTCCTCCTCGGCCTCGCTGTCATCAAGGCCAAACATGGTCTTAAACGAGTCGTCCAATGCCGCGTAGGCGTCGTCTTTGCGCTGCGTTTCAGGCGTCACCTGAAGAGCATAGTAAAGACTTGTCTGAGGAGATTCTAGCCAAGTCCGAAGGAACTCTTTGCTATAAATAACTTGATCACTCCAGTGGTTAATCGAATACCCATGGAAAAGACCAGTGTTTTGAAATAACTTAACAATATTATTTGCCACCTTAAAAAATGCCTCCCATCCTACTTCTGCCGCAATTTCCACTTCCCCATAGTCAAAACTTTCCACGCCAAAGGTGCCAGAGTCCCTGTCAACAAGCCGTCCGATGGGAGGGGCAATTTCAGGGGCAGTGGTGAAACCTTTCTTGTCGAGATAGCGATAGGAGCAGGAAGCAGTGGGAGCAATGCAGAAGGCCCGTTCCATGCCGTGCTCACGAGCAATCTTCGCTGCTGCTTCAATGCCATCGCGAATGGCCTTTGCAGCCCTTCCAGCGGGCTGCTCGTGCCAGTAATGGCACCATGGGTGGGGATCGTCCTCATTCAGGGCTTCCAGGGCCTTCCCGAAGTCTTTGTAGGAAATGCCATGGAGGGAAAGGAAGTTGGCAAGACCAAGCATGCCAAGACCCACTTGCTTATCAATAGAAGGGGGAAGGTATTCGCCAGTGTCACCAACGCCTGTGTTGGGATGGAGCTCGCACAATTGCTTCATGCCCTCGACAAAGGCTTCCTCTACTTCATCGATGTCGCAAGCACCCATGTTGACGTGCTGAAGAAGGCAAGTGCCACGGTGAGGAAGATAAACTTCAAGGCAGACATTGGCACGGATGCGCTTTCCTTCTTGATCGTACCGAATTTTGTTAAGCCAGATGTCGCCAGAAGCAATGCCTTTTAGCAGCTCATCAATAAGCTCTTGAGAAGAGTTCTCAATAAACTGTTCATCCACATTCACACACCTCTTCACCCATGGAAGCTCTTGACGAGAAGCTTTGATGAAATCAAGAATGTCAGGATGCGAATAGTCAAGATGAAGCACTACGGCCCCATTTTTATAGCGTCCGCCTCTGCGAAGAATTTCATTGAGCGTGGAATAAATTTTGCCGAAGCTAATGGGACCACTTGCAACAAGGCCTTTTCCATTTTCATCGCCTTTGCCACGCAGCTCAGACAAATGCACTGCTACGCCTGCACCATTGCGCAGGCCATGAGAAACAAAACGCCACGATGCTTCAATGCCATTTTCCCCCTCCATTGAATCATCCACGACGAAGACCGTGCAGCTTACGGGCAGTCTTCCGTCTGCTTCGTCAAGCCAGCTTTGCACACGACCGGTGCGAGCAATCTTTTCACACTTCGCCTGTTCCTTGAGCTTCATAAGACAACAAAAGCCCGCCTAGCGGGCCAACGACCAACCAAAGCAGACTAGCGCAAAAACCTTTGCCCTCAGTCAATCACACAAGCCTTCAGAATCACTTCCGCTTTGAGCATCCTTTGCAAACAGCACAGCCTCGTTGCGAGAGCGAAAATAATAGGGCCGTCCTTCGTGAGCAATGAACCAGCTAAAGCCAGGCCGGCTATGAGCTGGCCACACCTTAATGCTGCCCACCATAAAAGGCATTGGCAAATCATCAAACATGGCTTGATGGCTATGATTTCTTAGGCTACTAGAAAAATAAAATACAAACGGTAAAATAGACTACGCAAAAGAAAATTTTTATTTTTTGGCCGTGTACATCGCTCTTCTCTTCTCTGGCCATAAGCGTTCTTTCTTTAAGCATGTGGGGCGATGGAGAGAAATGATAAAAGAGCTGGAAGACGGAGGAGCTGTTGTTAATTGCTTCTTCCATTCATGGACTGTTGATTGTCATGCTGAGATGAAAGGCAATCGACGCATTGAAGGCTCCTATGTGAAAAGCCCGCTAGAAGACAAAGAGGGCATGATAATGGCATTGCCGTTTCGCAATTATTTCTTTGAAAACGAAGAAGAGCAAGAGGCTCTTTTGCAGCTTCCCGAAAGAGCATTTCTCTTAGACAAGCAAGCAGCGAAAAAGCACATTGGCATGCAACTCTATTCAATGCAGCGCAGCTACGAAGCAATGCTTCAATGGGAAAAGGAAAATAATATCGAACACGATACCATTGTTAAACTTCGTTTCGACATCTCTCCTGCCAGATGGAACGTCCGGGAATTTTTCCTCTCCACTGACCATCGTTTCCAAAATTTACTGATTGCTGCAAACGAAAAGGCTCACCCTCACCCCGGCGGAGGCGGTGGCTGTCTCCAATGCAATCGCTTGCACACTGAATGGTGGGAAGATCAATGGAAAGGAAAAAAGGAGGGGCCAGAACCTACCACTGAACTGTGGCTGCATGAAGGCGCCCATGCAAATGACATTTGCGACCTTTATGCCATTGGCAACAGGAAAACAATGTCTCGCTATATGACTGTCTACAGCAGGGCTGTTGAACTATATTCGCCAGATCTTTTTGAGCGCTCTTATTACTGTTGGCACAATGAAAAAAGAAAAGGAGCAATTACTTGCTCCTATGACAGTGCTGATTTAAGGATTAAAGCTTCAGGAAAAGAAATGGAAGACGAGCGCATTGCTTGCTTCTACCCTGAACGACTACAGCGTCTTAATTTAGAAGGTTTTGCAGTGTTGCATGCTGCTTCTGTTTTTTATCGAGACTAATCAAGAACACTGGGCTTGACATAGGAGGCAAAGCGCTCTTCCAAGAAGTCGATGGTAGTACCAGCGAAGCCTTCTTCAATAAATTCTTCCTTGAGCCAAAGAAATACAAGCCCCATGATGATTTCTGTAGTTTCGCACGCATTAGTGGCAGGGTGTTCAATGGTGGCAAACACCCTGTCGAAGATGGTGGTCTCTTCAGCGGCGTTTTCTTTTTCTTGATCGCGCATGGCAGCAAGGTAGCCAAAGGCAGCAGCAGTGGCCATGTCTTTACAAATGGAAAAGCCTTTAAAGCGCTTCTTCAGGGCAGGAAGCTCAGGACCGCTCGTGTGGTCCATGGCAAGGGCAAACAGTTCTTCGTCGAAGGGCATGGTGATCACCAGTCGGGATAGGAGAACGGTAGCTGGTCTTCGCCTTTTGTCAATTCCCAGCTCATTAAGGTCATTTGATGGCCTTGCTTGCCCGTGTATGTTCCTGGCTGGTAGTAGATGGTCCTCTCTGGCCTGATGGCCTTCTCAAGCTCTCTAACTGCCTTGTCCCAAGAACGCTCAGAAGGCACATACACCCTCCATTGCTCTCTCACTTCCACTAAGTCGCAACGACTGTCTGTGTAGGCCATGGAGGAATCAAACAGAAAGAGACCTCACGCTTTTACGAGGAGCCCTTGGCTTGATGAGCATAGCGTAGTGGGCCTCTCCCTGTTCTGTCAGCTCATAAAGCCCCTGCTCTGGCCGCCTAACTATGCCTTCCGCTAAGAGCTTGCCAAGCGTGTTATAGATGGTTTGAAGGGGAATGGCTGCTCCTGGCAAGGCATGAAGCGTAGATGGGGCGCAGGGTTCCTGGGACTGCCCTAGAAGTTCGATAATCACTTCCTTTGCCGTGGGCATTGCCTTTTCATCACCACTTGGCCTCCATAGCAATCTTCCCCTGCAGCGGCCGATAATGGCACGAGCTTGTCTTGTGGAGCAAGGCAGTTCCCTGATGAAGGCCTGCAAAGCAGCATTGTTTTCGTGCCAACAGGGAGACACTGGCGATTTTGATGGCGCAAGGTCCTCTATATGAGTGGTAAGTCGTTTTTCGTCTTCTAGCGAGGCTTGCACCACTTTTAGGACGATGAGACGACTCGGACAGCAATGGAGGAAATTGTGAAGGGTTTCGTTGACGGCGGCGATATTGGTGCGCCATGAGCAGTGGACAAAGGCTGGAATACCTTCCCACTGCACGAAAAAGAACTGACCGTCGCTGTGCTCCCAGTCCAGGGACATGGCTTCTAAGGGGCTTACCAAAGCACCATATCACTTACCAGCTCATTGTCAACTCAGGAATTCCCTCCTCTTTGCTCGCACTTACCACCATAGGCAAATTACAATAGCTGTATGGCGCAGCGTATGTCCTCTGACAGGCAACGCAGCCACGAAAGGACCGTCACGAGCAGCTCAGCTCCCTTCGCCTGAGCCGCTTCGAGCGGGAGCAGCCGCCTTGGCGGCGTGTCACGAAGGCCGCAACGCGCCTTAGCCCCCAAGGCGAACGAACCTAGCGGCCTTCTGCCCCCAGCGACCTTGTCATAGCGGCTCTTCTCAACAACCCTCCTCTCGACTGCTTCTTTTAAGAAACCTTTGCCAGGAGCCCGTTACGAGCAATAGCCCCCAAGGCGTACGATCCTAGGGCTCCCTCCTAACCACCTTCTTTTCAACTATTTCTTTTCTGACAGTAGTGTGATCGCCCATGGTGTGCGCAGCTACCGCCAGTCTCATTGTTTTCTCATTTGAGACTAATTTGAGACAATATTGAGACTAAAGAAGGGGCACGAACAACGCCGCTTGGGGCGGCTCCTGAACATAGGCCCCTTCTTTGCACAATTCAACATTCGGGCACTATCTTGCGCTCGGGAACGATCTTAGTGCGCTCACTCCTTCTCGTAAGCTTTAGATCGTTCGCGCAGTGCGCACTAGCCTTTCGCCCATAAAAAATAAACGAAAAAAAACGCGGAAAAAGGAAAAAAGTCGTTTAAAAATTGCGTCGCTTTAAAAAGGGGTGCCCCCGCCCCAATCCACTCCCATAGCAGGCGCTACTGCTCCCTGTCTGTATCCGTTGCTACCGTTTGGCGGATTGTCACGTAAAGTTACGTTCAAATCTGGCCGCAAATTTAGGGATTGTCTCTCTAAACCACGCAACAATAGGCGCCCACTATGAAGCAGACGCCCTGTTGATTTCAACCTATTGTTCTTCAGCGCCTATGATTTCACTAGAGACAATAGCTTCATGGTCGAAACTATAGTCTGCATCCGCTACCACCTCGTGAGGATTTGCGGCCCCTGATATAACCAACTTAACTGTAACGTAGACTGTAGCCTGCGCAGTGTGATTGTAACGTTGCATCATGCCACCTCCCGAATCATGCGGCGCCATGTGCACCATGTGATAGCCTGAACTTGCGCCGGCTTATAGTTTGTGCCCATAATGCCGTTAATTTGTGATGCTGCAATGGTAAAGTCTGCAGCGATTGCAGCGTAAAGTTTAGGACTGATCTTAGGCGTTTTAGTTGTTGACACTCTATCGCCCAGCCAAAGACTGTAGGCATGACCGTCAACACAAACAACGTCGTAATTTCCCATAATGCAATCATAAAAAGCGCGCACTTTCAGACCGCCCAGTATGTCAAGCGGCGCAAGTCCTGCCAGGATTTGCAATGCTTTAGCCTTATTTGCGTTGTACGTGCTGACTTTCAGCGCTGCGCAATCACCGCCGGAAGCGTACAACTTGCAAAGTAAATCAGCGTCTACGATGTTGCGCTCCCACCGATTGTTTGGACTCAGCGCTGCAATCACGCCCGCTACAGTCTGCAGACTGAGACCATGGTTGTTAGCGATTGTCTGCGCGATTGTTTGCGCCTGATTGTACCATTGACTGCCATATTGTATTTCAGCATGATTTGCGCTGAAATAGACCGCGAGAATAGCGCCGTGTGAAATTTTCATGGCCGTTTGTTTGTGATTGTTTGTTTGTGATTGTTTGTTTGTGATTGTCAGAACGCTTTGATTAGTTTCTGCGGCTGAAATTCGCCATGATATAAACATGCTGCAGCTTGTAAAATTATTTCAGAATGCAGCAGCCACCAGATATCTCTAGGCGCTGATTTGCGCGCCATTTTATAGCTGAATATTTCACCGCTCAGAGTAGAGTCAAATCCGCCGCTTATGTGGTGCCAATCATGCACAGCGCGAAATTTAGCATTGTCAGCAAAGCTAAGAAATGGGTGATTGTTGTGCAGCACGCTGATAGCTAGGACGTTTGATTGCCGATATATCCGCTGCGCAACAGATAGATCTACCTCCTGATACCAGAAATCAACGTGGCATGGCAGACGATCGAATTCGGCGCAAATCCACGTGCGCAGCGCTGCGCGCTCGGCTTCGGTGGGATCGGTAGGCGCTGCAGCGTAGAGAGCTGCTAGGCGCGCTGCTAGGCGTGATTGATGGACCATTTGCGGATTGCTAGTGAAAATCGCTGCATCGCTGCAGCAAACAAACAATAGGCGCAAGCGGCCAGAATGCTAGGTCACATAGGGAACACTGATCGCGGCAGACTGGTCATGCGTCAGATAAGCGGATACGCTTATCAGTGGAGGTTTCGGGATCCAACCATGAGTCACGCTGATCAGTCAACCGCCGCGGACGCCGCCCCTACCATGAGACTAGAGAGACTGAGCCGGATTGTTGCAAACGGTCACATTTGCGCTGCTGATATCAGGAGTGCTAATGTTAAGAAATATTTTGTAACATTAGCAATATTGATATAAGCAACACTCATGCAACGAAATGTGAAGAAATGTTAATTATTAAGAATTGTTAAGAAATGTTAATTATGAAGAAACGTTAAGAAATGTGAAATATTGCGAAATGTTAAGAAATGTTAAGAAATGTTACAAAATGTGAAGAAATGTAAATGTTAAGAAATGTCAAGAAATGTTACAAAATATAAATGTTAAGAAATGTTGCAAAATGTGAAGAATTGTTACAATAGTACAAATGTACTATTGATGCGTCTATGTGCATAGGCTCATAAAAACAATTGAGAATGATTCGCAATAGCAATACGCTTCCAGCCGGATCCAATACGACGCCAGCCGGATCTTGATACAACCTTAGCCGTGTCCGATAGAGCTCTGGCCGGATCTTGTCAATTCTTTTGCTTTGTGCTGTCAACACTTCACAATGATCCTGCCATCATTTTCGTCCCATCGAAAGATTGCCCATTGTTGATACAGCCTCCCCAGCTCAATAGCCTGCTCTTCTGATATGCCGTAGATGGCCCAACTAGGCTCTTGCCAGCTCCCATCGACAGACTGCCCCACCACTTCTTCACAGGATGCCCCTGAGAGCCCATCAATGCGCCTGCGCAAGCTTTCATGCAAAGGCTCGTCAAAAAGACGATGAAGCGGGGTGTTTTGGCTGAAAGGACAACAAGCAGAAACAATAAAACAAGGCAATGAAGATGGCGCCCAGGCATAGCCTTCTGTCGAAACAAGCACTGCTTCGTCGAAGAGTTCCAGAGGAGCAATCGTCTTTTCAATCCTGAATTCAGCTAAGGCATCTCGCAGGAAATCAACAAAATGCTGTTTGTGAATGTTTTTGAAGATATTGTCCACATATTCTTTAGTGTCAGGATCGTAAAGCACCATGCCTCTCCACCAATCGTTAACAAAGTGCAAAAGCTGATCATCGTCAATCATGAGAATTCTCCAATAATGTAGTCAAAAGGGCCGTCACCACCATGGCCAATACAATGGCCAGGATACAAAGCATGCCTAGCAAGTCCGTAGGGGCCAATAATGGCATGATTATCTTTTAACCATTGCTTGTCACAAAGCTTTTCTGGCCGTCCTTTCCTGTCCCAAACAATGGAGAAGAAAAGGGCAGGATCAACAGGGTCGCCATACTCATTTTTAATTTCATAGCCTTCTTCTTCTGTTTTGTGGTGGATGTAGCTCCACATATCGCCCCAATTGTGTAAATCTTTTTCGGGATACACATGCAGGCCGAAGCACCATCCTGACGAACTTTTGCCAAGATGCAGGGGCTCTTCTGCTTCTTTGCCGCAATGCAAGCATTTAGGAGCATGTAAATAATAGTTGGCTCCCACGGTCAAGCCCTTTTGAATTTGGAAAGGTGCATGTTCCACATTCCCCTACTCATGTCGCCTGGTCGATAAAGCACGTAACAGGAAGGTTCTTGCACTAGCCCTCCTTCCCCATCGCTAACCGCTTCGGCCTCATCCACCCAGAAGCCTTTGCACTGTCCATCTTCGTCAAACACGCCCATTTGATAATCACCATCTTCCATGCACAGTCTGATGTGGAAGATAAGCTCTTTGAGGGAACTGGCTTGATAAACACCCTGCGTAGGAGGAAAATAGGGGCCGTTGTCAGAATAGTTGCGAACGGTGATCATTGATCTTCTCCTCTGACGAGCTCAATGATGGAATAGTTGGTGCCAGCTTGTTGATAAATTGCATGGAGCTGATCGCGCTCCTCTTCGGACTGTGCATAGTCTTCGTAGCCTTCGCTGTCCTTGAACAGCCAAACAATGGAAAGAGAAGTCATAGTCAGTCTTCAATAATGCGAAAGTCAAGATCGTTTGTTTTCTTTATCCATCGACATTGATTGAACTGCGGCAGCACGATGAACAGTTTATCGTGGTGATCTTGCTCAACAATGGCAGTGGTGATGGTGGCGCCGATGCGGCTACGACCTCTGTTGCTGATGGCCAGGATGTTGATGGTGTCTTGCATGGTGGAGCTGGTTGAGAAGTGCTTGTCTGCGGGCTCTGGCGGCCCTGAGAGCCTGAGGCTTGAGCCTCCGCTTAGGAGGCTTGCCTGAGTTGTGCTGGTGGTTAGGCACTTGCATGACGGAACACTGGTCGTATCCAGTGGCGATTAGCAGGGAAGCACTGTTGCATTTCCTGCTGCCAGAGCAGGGCCTCTTCACGATCAGGGCCGGTGAAGCCACACTGGCGGATGGCACCATCGGGAGTCTGCTCGAAAAGGCGGAAAAGGACGACGGTTTGCATGGTCTTGAGATCAAGGTGGAGAGCCTCGCGGCCCGTTGAAAGAACAATAGAGCAGGAGAGGCCCCTGGAAAGGGGCCTGTAACAATGCTTCACACTGCATCAAGCCTTTCCGCTTCGCGCTCTGCCATGTGGCGCTGATTGGCAAGCCAGTTCCTAAATTCAACCCACGTAGCAGCAGGCACTGTGGCCATCGCCCAAGAGCTCACTGCTTGACGCCTGTCGCAATCTTCATTGCAATAGGAGATAGGAGCTTTGAGCATGGTCAACTTATGAGCAGCATGCTCGCAAAGATCGATGCCAGCGTGGTAGGAGCTGGGAAGCCATTCTAGAAAGGCCTCGGTAGTGCGCTGATTGGCGCAGAAAATGTGCGTGAAGAGCTCCTGTAGGTCGAGCATGTAAAGCTCGTGGCTGGTGGCTTTAGCCCAGAAGCCGTGGTCAGGACGATTGAAGGAGATGGTCATGGCTTGGAGAGTGGTGGAAGCTCGCGCCTCCGAACAAAGGAAGAATAGAGCAAAAAGGGGCTGTTGCCAGCCCATGAATCATTGGCTTCACAAATCGTTGCAATCAGCGCCGTTGATCACAAATGCCGGCCAGCATTTCGCCCACGTGGGCATGGGCAGCACGAAGCTGGTCAAAGGCTTGATCGCGCTCCTTGCGGGCCTGGTAGTAGGCATCAGGGCCCTGAGGGTAGAAGTCGCGGCCTATATGTGTTGCCATATTTTGCGTAAAACAATTTGACTTATCAACGGCTGTGTTACATTAAATTTTCTCGCCAAAGTATTCGTCGATTCACCACCCGCCGCGTACAATTCTCTTATTTTTAGCACTTCTTTTTCTGTTAATTTTGCCTTGCAATTTCTTTCACCTTTGGCGCTAGCAAAGATACGTCTTCCTCTTTCGACCATGTCATTGTAATTATCTTGGTCCGTGCCAAGTTCCAAGTGAAAAGGATTACAGCAAGAAGGGTTGTCACACTTATGGCGCACCAGCATGCCAGTTGGTATTTCTCCAAAGGCAAATTCCCATGCTGCGCGGTGAGCCAGCATCTGTCTTTTGTTGACCGTGATTCTTCCATATCCAGACTTGAGTCTTGACTTGGACTTCCATTCCCAGCAAAGATCTACCGGCGCTTCGGTAACGCTTCCCCAAAGGCGCTGCCATGCCGGCACTTTATTCCATTGTGTCATGGGTTAAAAATCAACGACTGAGAGAGTCTAGCAACTCATTGCTGGTTGCAGATACCTATCAGAACTTCTTCCACATATTTGTGGGCAGAGCGGAGACTGTCAAAAGCAGCTTGCCTTTCTTGGCGATGCTGGTAAAAAGCATCTGGACCTTGTGGATAAAAATCCCGACCATTTGACTCGGCAGCGGCTAGAGCATCAATCGCCTTGTCAATGGCATCGTACGCAGCAGCGTAACCATCGCGCAGGTCGGTGAAGCCGGTGCCGTTGAGATGGATGGTGGGGATGGTTGCCATGGGAAAGAAAGGAAAGGGCGTTGCCGCCGGACAAAGGAACAATACAGGCAAGAGGGGCCGAAACCCCTGCTTGTCACAAAGCTTCACAAACAGCGTCAATCAGTTTCTTCTGTGCCACTCGCTTGCCATTAACCTTCCAAATCGTGGTGCTACTCCAGCGACCACGGCCCATGCACCGAGGCACAATCCAGCAAGCTATTTCCTTTCCATTAAATTCTCCAGAAGCAAAACCTCCAGCGCTGCTTCCATTTTTGCAGCTCTGAGAAAATGCTTGGTCATAAAGCTTGCCAGTGAAGACAGTGGCGTCAGAAACAAGAAATAGAGCGTCCATGGTGATCAAACGTTGATGATGTTGTTGAAATACTGTTCAGCTTCCCACTTGTGATCGAACAGGCCGTAGGAAGTGTCGTGAATAGAAAGCTCAGTCAAGCGCTCCCAGCCATAGGCTTCCCATTTGACGGTGCCATCGGCACAGTGGAATTTGCGCACGCCATAGCCAGAATGCTGGGCTTGGCGGTCGGCTTCGAGCTTGGCGAGGTAAGGGCTCTCGCGGTGGCCTTCGATGGTGCGGTGCATGACTTTGGTGACGGTGGGCTCGCGCCCGTGATAGAACAATAGAGGCAGGAGGGGCCTGGTCAGCCCCTCCGCAACAATTGTTTACAAACGGTTCGGGCCTTGCATGCCCTGCACCACCATGAAGCTCTTAGTGGTGAACACGGCTTTGAGGCTTCGAGCCTGTCGTTCGAGGGCATTGCGGTCAGGACTGGAATCAAGCATGGTCCAATCCATGCCTGACTCTGCCCATAGGCTCCAAACGTCGCGATCAAGAACTGCCATGATCAGTCCCTCACCATGACGGGCAACAGCAAGAACTGAAGCTCAGTGTCTCCTAGGCTTGTAGTGAGCAGCAGTGGCGAAGTGGAAGATTCTCCCATTCGCACCTTGATATTGACAGAATCTGCAAGCTTTGCGCTGATGTCGCAAATGGTGCGCATGTATTCGCTGTTGAGCACTATGGGCTTGGCCGGAGCATTTGCCATGCTGGCCGGATCTGGCCAGAGACTATCAAAGTGAGAAGGAAATTCACCCCTGTTGTCACCTACGCAGGGGCGAGCTTCTAGCAAGTCCATCACGCCTTCTTTCTTTCCTCCATAGAACCTTGATTCTCCATTGTTGATGATTGCCTTTTGTGCATAGGCCACTTTCTTTTTGAAGGTTTTTGCTGGTATCAATGCTTCTGGGCTTTGCATGAAACAAAGAGGACCAAATGGCACCAGGCAGCGAAAAGCGAAGTGGCCATTAGTGGCGGCAATGCGCATGCCACGAGGAGTGCTTTTCAAGTGGATGTCAGTAATGGCACCTTTGTAGGCGTCAGGATGGACAAATTGTGCTGCGATGTGCAGCAGGATTGCAGGAGCTTCGATCATGATGATTGCAATGGAGGGGAAGGGAAAGGAAAAAGTCAGAACACCAGCTCTTTGCCATTGGCCTTGATGCTCACCACGCGCTCGCAATCAAACGAGCGCCAGGCACCTTGTCCTTCGTTGCGGGCGATGGAGAAATCACGACAGCGGATGATGCTCACCTTGCGAGAAGGAGTGCCAGTGCCCTTAATTTCTTTGGTGTCGCGAGGGTTAAACTGCAGCTTGCGCACGGTGCCATCGGCTTTTATGAACTGCACGCTGACGATGCTGCTGCCAGCTTCAAAGATGAATTTCTTGATGAAGGAGGTTTTGTCCATGGGAGAGGAGGAAGTGGGCTCGCGCCCTTGATGACTATGATTGCTGGTCTGAGGCCTTTTGTGAAGCCCTTCGGGCATTAGCGTTGCTTATGGCCTTGTGCATGTCCTTTTCGGCATTGCGCAGGGCGCGATCATCGCTTACGCTCTGTGGCGCCACGAACGTGGCCCCGTTTGGATGCTTGAAAACGAAGTGGCGCTTGGTGCGGGCGAGAATGAAGCCTAGGCTTGTGGCCATGGCGACAATGCGCTTGTTTGCTTCTTTCATTGGCCTAGGTGCGTGATGGCGCAATAGCGCTGCGGGTGAAGCTGCGTGCAAGCCTGATAGGCCTGACGATCAGGCTTGGGGAGAGGCTCGGTCACATGGGACCACGCCAAGGCAGTCAGCATGGCTGAGAGCGATGCTAGGGCTAGAAGGTTCTGCATGAAAGAGAGGCGAACCAGCTCACAATACCGAGCCAGCCCGCCCCTGAAAATGCTTTGTTGCTTTTTGCAATACAAGGTCAGCCGGCAAAAGAAAAGCGCCCCTCGCGGAGCGCTCGTGGATTCTCGTTCTTCGGCATCATGCCCTGGCGTAGCAGAGCCGCGCAACTCCTTGTGAGGGATTGGCCACGCGAGCAAAAGCACCGTAGGAAAGATCAAGAATGCGATCGCCATACCAAGGGCCTCGGTCGGTCACCCTCACCACCACTGACTTTCCATTGCGGGGATTGACGATGCGCAGGCGGGTGCCGAGGGGGAGCGATGGAGAAGCAACGGTGAGGCCGTAGGCATCGAAACGGCTACCATCAGCAGCTCTCTGGCCGTCGTAGCCATCTCCAATGCCATAGTGCGAAACCAAGCCGCACGACGATCCAGCCTCCGCAGCGAATGGCACCAAAGCACCAAGGGCGACGGAAGCAGCAGAGAGAAAACGAAAAAGCATCAGGAAGAGAAAGTAAGTAGCAGGGACCAGGGAGTCGCCTCCTGGCAGCCCTTACTGTACCAAAGTCGTCAAGCCTTTGTGCCGGGCGACAGTGAAGGTGCTATGCTTTGCAAGCTTGAGTTGGTCCTGAGCGAAAGCTCCGTCGTTGACGCCGTAAGGGTGGACGCTTCAGAACAGTGGGTGACTTCGCGAGAACCACCAAGGCAATGCATGGGCCTGTAGGGCACTGTTCCCCTTTGTTGAGGGACCATGGAGCATCGGAAGCTCAAGCAGCGGGAAGGGGGAGCGAAAGCTCCCCTTTTCTATTGCTTTGCAGGAGCAATAGGTGTTTTATCCGGCAGTGATAATTGCACTAAAAAGCGCCCCTTAATGGCGCTGTTGATTGCTGCTAGTCCAGGACGTATCGCCTGGTATGGGCTCCATACCAAATTCCCAATCGTCATAGTCAGGAGAGTTGCGCAGAGCCGCCTTTTCTTGCATTGAAAGGCCGCCTTTTCCTGCATTGGAAAGACGGCCCTCTTGTTCAGAACTGGTATGGTTCGCTGCTGATTGCCACTGCATAAGCTTCAAGGTAAGCCATGAGATCATCTTCGGACGGAGCATCAGTTTGAATTTCATCGTGCTGTTGCTTGTGCTTTGAGAGAGCTCCTTTGAGGCTGAAATAGAGCCTTTCCATCACAAGACGGTTGGCCATGTTTTCCTCGCGAAGCATGGTCTCTTCCAATGTAGTGAGCCATTCTTCAAGGTCTTTAATGCGGAAGCTCCATGCAACGACAGGGTGGTTGCCGTTCATCACCAAAGAATTGCTCTTGGTGAAAGCAGAGGTGCCAAGCGAGTCGCGGTAGATGGTTGCCATGGGAAGAAGAAAGGATTGATCGCCTGCTTAGTGTGCCGCTGTCCTCAGACCTTCGTCAAGCCTTCTGGCCATTAGCGCTGCTTATCGTTGGTTTTCCATGCCATCGCTAGCATTCTTCCTTTGCCTACCGGCCTCAGCACCACATGCCTCCCTGCCCTGACAATCACATTTTGGAAGGCCTGCCGCTTAGCTTTGTTCAATGGTTCAAGAGGCTCTTCTAGCCAGCTCGAGGCCCAGTCAGCCAGTTCCTCAACGTCGCTTAGCTCAGACGTACGCAGAACGAAATGGCGCCCTTGCTGGGCCATCTTTTTCCATGCAGGATGCACCAGCGGCTCTTCTGCGGCCACGTATTCAGCTTCTTGCTTCAGGATGGGCGGAATGCAAATGGTGACCATGGGAGGCATGATTAGCGCAGGGGCTGGGGAGGTCATCGTCAAAGCAAAGCAACAACAAAAGCAATGGGAAGAGAAATTGTTTGATAGGCAAGCGATCGAGCCTGGTTCTCGTTATAAGCCAAAAGGCACAGTTGCAAACCATTCTCAAAAGTAATCTTATAAGGGCCTAGCCAACTCATGATTCCCCTCCATTGAAAATATCTTCTACGCTACGGCCGCTTTCTTCAATTTGTTCAAGCACTGCCTGATTGATTTGCTTCTTCAGCACGTTTCGATAGTCCTCGTCTCCGCCAAACGACCCAATGTCTGAGAGAATGCGAAGTGCGGTGGTAATTTTTGATAAGTCGCTCATGGTAAGCATGGCTTCTGCATAGCCATCATTGGCCAAATGCTCTTCAAGCATTTCTTGATGAGTGGAGGCCCATTTGCCAATGGCCACCATGCCCACTTGCTTTAAGGCTTCATCACCAAACTGTTCGTATAAATCTTCCAGGGCTGCTGCCATAGCCGGAGGCATGGCATAGGTGGATGGATCGTCAAGGAAAGGCTCGAGGTGTTCGTTAATGGCTTCCCTTTGCTTAGCCTTTGCGCCCTGCGCTTTGCGCAAGAAATCGCCAACGGAACCAAGCGAAAAATCCATGGAAGAAAAGCAACAACACTAGCCTGACGACAAGCGAAGCTATTGTCAAGCCTTTAGAAGCTTAAGACAATGGAAGAAGACTAAGGGGAATCATCTTCGGGCATGGTCAGCATTGGCCTGCTGTTGCCGGTGGGTTCGCCGTCGTCGTCAAACTCAGGCTCCACTTCTGCTTTTGCATCAATGGCAGAAGCTCTGAGTTCGGAATTGCTCTCAGCTTCTTTGATCTTTTTTACTTCCTTGGTGAGCGTATCCAGGAAGTTCTTGTAGCCGCTCTTTTCTGCCGTTTGAGGCTTGATGTCGAACAGGCCAATGAGCTTTGCTTGCTGTTCCAGACAACTGCGTGCAATGCCTAAGAAACCGCTTTCACCAGCGCTCTCCTCAATGCGCACAATTGTTTCGTCTTTGCTTTCGTTGTAAGTGGTGACTTTCTTGCGCTTGCTTTGCTCGAACGATTCCAGGGCTTTGTTCTTTAACTCGTCCTGTTCCTGCACCAGCCGTGCCCGCCAAGTGTCCTGGCTCTTCAGGATTTCATGAGTCCAGATTTGACGATTATGAATGCGATCGGAACTGACGGTCTCTTTTGACAGCAGCAACGCTTCAGCGATTTGCTTATTGCTCATGCGAGCTGCAAGCAGCTCCTGCACCATGTAGCGCCGCTGTCCAGTGAGGTCTTTGTCGTAAGGGATTTTGCCAGGGCCTAGCCCCACTTTATTGCGAATGCGATCAATTTGCTCTGGTGTAAATCCTGCCTCTACAAGCACTTTCGTTGCATATTGCAACTGCTCTTCTTTAGAAGCAAAAGAAATCTCAGGAAGAGGCATGGTCGTTCTTTGTTGGCCTCTATTCTAGAGGGGCATTTCCTTTGCCTATCAGGCTTCTGGCGAACAGGGCCGAAAAGCGCTCAAGCTTTTGTGGTGCCACTGACGATGGAGAGGAGCTGATGGCATGAAGCAAACTTTTCATTTCATTCCATTCTTCCTTGGAAAGCAATGGAGAAGGATCAAAAGGAGCGCTCATTGTGCAACTAAATAGTAAAGAAAAAGAAGGGCTGCAACAATGCCGCCAAACGAAAGGAAGCCAATAATGCCACTAATCAAACCAATCCTAATTTCATGGCTTTTGATTTTGGCATCAATCATTGCAGCCACCTCTTCTTTGTCCATTGTCAAAACACTTCTTTAGGAAGGGTGAAGACAAGGCTTTCTTTAACTGACAAGATAGAAAAATTCCCCATGTCATCGGCCAGTTTTTTGGCTTCTTTCAAGGCAATTTCCATGCTCCTTATTTCACTCCCATAGTCCTTTCCAGAACGTCGTTGAATACGAATGGTGCCATAAGGGCTGTCGCAATTTTCAGAGCCTTCCTCGCGCATTAGCTGGAAGATGTCTGCTTTGCATTGTTCTTCGCGAGCTGAAAGAGCTTTTTGATTGGTTTTGATTGTTTCCAGCTCTTTCAAGAGATCGAGCATTTCTTGCGAAATCATAAGCCTGTCTCGTTAAGCAAGATGATGATCGAGCAAATTATGACAGCCAAGAAGGCGATTGTCAATGTTGTCACGAGGCCTCTCCACTTGCGACAAAATTGCGATTGATGAGAGAGACAATTTCCTCGTAAGTGCTACGCCAGTGACGCTCACCGTCTTCGGGATTGCGGGCTCCGTAAAGCATGCGCGATCGTGGTGCAGCACCCCTGTCAGGCATTGAGAAACCATGGTGATGAATGGCTTCAATTTTCACTCCCTGGTGTTCGAGCGTGGGGAGCTTGTCAGGAGCGAGAGGAGGCTTAGGCATTGTGCCAGTAAAAAGCCTTTGTAGTTTAAGAGAAGATTGTTGAGAAGAGCGCTATGAAAAAGCTCGCCTGGGGGCTCGCCTGCTCGTACGCGCTCTAGCAAGGGTTACTTAGCAGGATTCTCAATAAACGACGCTTATCGAGAATCCAATTATTCCCCTCCATCGCTCTTTCCAGAAGAAGCGCCGCAGGGCTAGTGATGCAGCTCTGCGCGTGGTCATGCCGGCTTGCCCTAGGCGCGTAGATGCGCATGGTCAAGCCTCCGGACGATTGTAAAACTTGCCGCAAGCTCAAATGTGCCAGTTCAGAAATTGGCACAATGGAAAAGAGCATGGTTGACGCTGGTGTACCATGACGAAGTCCTCGGCCATGCCATGCCCATGCTTCGTGACATTTGGCTCATTGCAGCGCTCTACTGGAGCGTCTGTGCTTTGTTGATTTTTCTTGCTAGTAAAATCCTTCCATGACTTACAAAGAAATGCACGAGCAGTGGAAGGCAGACGCAGCTCGCTGGCCAGAGGCCATCCTGGAACTTCGCGCCAGGGTCGAGGCGCTGACAATTGCTAATACGGCACGAACAGTAGAAATCCTGTGCCTAACCAATGCTGTTGCCAATCAGGTGCCAGACAGAACAAAACTGTTCGTGGATGCAATGGTTGACGACAATGATTATCAGCCATCTTCTAATTCCTCCCAAAATGGGAGTTCGCTGGTTGAGCGAGTGGAAGATGCTTTGATGCACGAAGTAGGCTTGCGCCCCATGGCTTGCGCCGCGATCCGCGAGGTGGCGGCGTGGATGACCAGCAATCCCGATGTTTACTTTCCACCTGCGCTTGTCTTTGCCCTTGAGCAAGAGACTGAGCGATGACCCCTGCCGAAGCTGGCTTCAATGGACAAACGCTGTACGGGCCAGAAGGGTTTGTATTTATGCTCAAGCGAGGCAACAAGCCTCCTAGTGACTATCCAGAGCATAAATTCGCTAAGCAGTTGATCTGGTATTGTCCGGAAAATCAAAATGCTTGCTTGCTTTGGTGCAATGCCGACAATCAATGGTTCAATCTGACTTTTTCTTTCATTGAAAAACCATGACAAAAGAATTTCCCATCACCCCACCACCAGAACTAATTGAAGACTGGATTGAAATTGCTAAACCTGAACCGTGGAAGCGTCCGCCTGATCCAAATGTACTTTGTACGCTTGCCGCCCAATGGGGCGCAGACCAGGAGCTGGAGGCGTGCTGTGAGCTTATGGACCGCGCTTTCATGGCTGGTCCCTCCGACCTCCGAGCCGCCCGCCGCCCCAAGCCGCCGAGCTTGAAGAAGCAGGCGCTGGAAGCGTTCAAGCGTTTCACCAGCGGCAACAACGGCATAGTTGATGACATGCGAGACGGCGGCATCATCCGCCGCGCTTTGGAGTCAATTAATGACTAACAACAAACAACATTCAATCACCCCACCGCCGGAGCTGGTGCAGCAGTGGATAACTGAATACACAGAAACCAAGGCAAACTGCCTCGGAACAGAGTTCATCGCTAGCCGCGCCGCACAATGGGGCTATCAGCAGGCCCAGCCGGAGAAGGCGCATTATTACATCGCCTGGATTTTGTTTGAGGCTGACGGCAAGCTCCGTCCAGAGGCGTTTGAGGTTTTGGCGGCCTGTGGAATAATCCCGGCCGCCCGCCACGGCAAGTCGTCGAACTTGAGGGAACAAGCGCTAGCGCTTTTAACCAAAAACCCGTCGCGCATACCCAATGCACAGGAATGGGACACCATCCGCCGCGCACTGGAGCAACTTGATGACTGAACAACCCACTAACTGCATCACGTTTCACGAATCTGGCTACGAGCCAGGCAAAGAAGTCATCCGCCTCGACAAAGAAGGCTTCCACTACCGGGGCCAGTTTATTGCTGACGCTGGTGAAGCCCACCGCTTGATGGTGGAGTTTCTCAGGCAGCAGACCCAGTCAGAGCCGCAGGGGCCGACGGATGAGGAGCTGTTGGATCTCATGCCTAAAACCATGCGGGATGATTTCAGCTATGCGGCCAAGGTCAGTAGTGATGCGACTGGCGGCCAAGTCAAACCCGGCATTTTTCGCGTGGCGCTCAACACCGCAGCTCTGGAGTATGCCCAAGCCGTCCTTGCTCGCTGGGGGTGCCAATGACTAACGACTCAATGTCCCCCGCTGCGCAAGCAGTGTTGGATGGCTTTCGTGCTGTGCCAAGTCTCATGGATGCACCGTCTATTGCAGGTGCCCTGCGAGCTGCTGCGGATCAGGTGGTGCCGGAGGTTAGGACCCCGTGGAACTCCACCCTGACTCCTATGATTTCAGCAGGGGAAGTGCGCGCTTGCATCCTCGCCATCGCCGCCGAGCTGGAGAATCAATGACTCAAGAAATGGACTACAAACGTGCCTATTTGGAAATCGTCGAAATCATTTCGCCTCGCTTTCCAGAATGCAGTATCAGCACTATTGACTTAGTGCGTATGCTTGCTTTTGAAAACGACACTTTGCGCATTGCTCTTAAGCTTCCCCATCCTTCCGACGTGGTTAAAGCCAACGAACAAAGAGAATCGTCCTTTGAAAAAGATTTCTTCTCATGACTCCTTCAGAAGAACCAAAGATCATTCGCCTTCCACGCAATGGCCCTAAGCCAGGGCAATCAACAAGCGCTTGGCTTTATGGAAAGCAACGTTCAGAAGAAAAAGCTCTTGAACGAGAACGATGGAAAAGCCTCAGGAAAGATGCTAGTTGACTCTTGCCCTCCTTTCGGAGGGCTTTTTATTGCTTGAAAGCTTCACTCACTAGTTCAGAAAATATCTTCGAGCGCGGGCTCTTCGGCCACAGCAGGGACAATGGAAGCGGACGGAACAAAGGGCTCGTCATTGTCAAGGGGCTCTTCCCACTCCCAAGCATGGTAAAGACGCTGCTTTTCTCCATTGGGACCATTAATGAAACTACTAGTGATCAAGCCTTGGCGCCTGGCCACTTCGAGCATCTTACCAGTGGAGGAGGTTTCAAAATTGCCACAAAGCATGGCTGCCTGCTGCTTCGTGAATCGTTCGGTCTTGCGCATGTTGATGGCATTGACCACCCTGTCAAGCTCCTCAAGACTGCCACCCATTGGTCCCGTATAGCGCCAGCCATAATTAAGCGCATCACGCTGTAGCGAATGCTTGCCAGTGAGGCCGCTCCTGCTCTTCAGCCATTCGAGAATAAATTGATTGGGGTCGTAATTTTGCTCGTCGCGGGTGAGCTTCACCACTTCGCTAACGTTGTCAACAAAACTAGTACTGTCTCGCAGGCCTCCGCTTTTGTTCAAATGGTGAAGAATGAGAATAGAACAGCGATAAGTGTTGGCAATATCCCTGAGGCCGTAAATTACATCACCAGCATTACTCTTAATCAAATCAACGTTCATGCCAGCAAGGCAAGCAGTGAGGGAGTCAATGGCAATAAACAAGGGGCGATGCTTTCTCACATGGTCCTCAAGCTGTTTCATGTGGGCGAAGCGCCAGTTCTCCCAGAAGCTGATGGTGCCAGGAGCGAGGCCTGCATCTTCATAGCCAATCACGCCCAGCTTCTCGCTGGTGTCCACAAGAGGCTCGTCGCTTTGGATGATTAGGCTCTTGCCCTTCATGCACCTTCTGCCACTCCATGGCTGCCCCAGCGCCACGTTGAGAGCCCAGTTGTAAGCCACAGTACTCTTGCCGGTGCCGCCTGATGCGGCCAGGAGCATCACGCTTCCCAAGGGAATGATGCCAGCAATCAACCATTCTCTGGCCTTGTCAGAGCCTGCAATGGTGAGAGCGTCAATCGTTTCAATTTCTTCTCTGCCATAAATGCGAGCCTTGGCTTCATCAATGATTCTGTCAATGTTTTGTTGGCTCATCTTCAAGCCATGCTGTTCCATCCACAGCACGGTCTCGTAAGCCACGCGAGCATCATTGGCATAAAGGCCAACAAAGTTTTCAATGGTGGAAACAATTTCTTCGTAAGAAGGTTTACCATCACGTCCTTTGTGACGACAGGCTCCAATGGAAGCAAGAAGATCGTCTTTAGTGGCACCCTCTTCGATGTAGTCAGCTAAGTCGTAGCCGTTGCCAGGCGGCAGATTGTCCCATTCCCAACTACGAGGGTCGGCATAGAGCCACTGCGCCCCTGGATTATCAGTGGCCACTTCTGCCATGAAGGCCACGCCTTGTTGATCCCTGTCAGGGCAAAGCACCACTTGTTTGTTACGAAACAAGCCGGAATAGTCTCCATTGGTGCGATATTGTTTGCTGCCTCCTAAGAAGGTCACGCAAGGAATGTCAAGAGCCCACACCGCTTGACAAGTGAGTTCTCCTTCGACAATGAAAATGGGCAAGCCAGTTTCATTGCTCTTCTCCATCGCCTCTTTGTATTGAAAAGGCAAAACATTTGCCTTCACTTCTTGAAGCTGAGTTTTATGATTTTCGCTGGTTTTAATCGTCGGAAAGTCTTGCCAAATGCGCTTTGAGCCAGAGGAATCGTCACGATGGACAATAACTACTTCCTTGGCTTCGTTGTTGTAATAGGAGAAATGGTGCAGGCCGGCTTCGCGGGGTGGCTTCTCCCATCGAGAAAGGGGAGCAAGGGCGTCCCTGATTTCAGCCCTGTGCATTGGCGAGGGGTCGTGCCAGCAGTTGTAGCCGCCAGTCGTCTTGTTGACTGTAAAATCATTGCCGCCACACGCAGGGCAAACGAACTTGCCCGGCTCGTTACTGGGCTCGAGCTGCTCAAGGTGGTCAAGGATGGAGAACGCCATTCAGCGGCAAGAGGGGAAGCGCCCTCTATCATGGCAGTCCTAGCCACTGGCTGCAAGCGAAATAGCTGATGCTTAAGGCGCTGTTCATAAGCAACGCTAATCGTTCAAGGCCTTGTGCAAGGGCATTGTGGGCTTAAACTCAGGGAGTCCTTCGCCAATGGCCATTGCCAAAAAGCCTTTACAAGGGCGGCAAAAAGCGTCGCCACTTTACGCTTTCGGACCAAGCCCATGAGCATCTGTGCCGATTGGCACAAGAAGCTGGCATTTCCAAAAGCGAAGCCGTTGAGCGCCTCGTGCGCTGTCAACATCTTTCCGAAGGTCGCTTCACTCTTTCTGATGAAGTGTGGCCTGAAGTGACTGACTTTTCTCTTTCTTCTTATGAAACTCTCTAAACTTCGTGCATTGTGCGACAAAGCCATTGAAAAACATGGCGACATGGAAGTCGGCTCTTATGACAAAGATTATGCCTACGACATTGACAGTGCTTCCGATATGAATTCAATCAAGCTTCGCATTTTAAGCACTTCTGGTTCGTTGCCTGGTGAATCCATGGATGGAGACGAAGAAGAAGCCTCTGGCACTCCCGCTTCTCACTTTGCTTGCATTTTTTACGAGGGTTGAATTATGAAACTCGCCGCCTTGATTGACACCCTGGACAAAGCTCGCCACCAGGCGGGCAATGATGCGGAAGTGTTTCTTTGCTTTGAAGAAACTGCTCTTGACGAAGGCTACGACGAAGCCTCCACTGAAGGCATTAGCGACATTCGTCTTTTAGAAGACTGGCCGCTCCCCGGCAAAAGCTTGTGCTTTACAGAAGGCGAAAAAGCTCAAAAGGTGGTCATCTTTTATGACAACCATTACAAGCTTGACTCTGCCAAGCAAGCATGAATTCTTCTCTTCTCTTTTACGATCCTGCCCATTTCCAAAACATGACTTTGCCCGTTACTGCCGTAAACGAAGCCATGCTCACTGAGCGCATGCTTGGCCATTTTTCGCCCCTTGACATTTCTCCTGAAGCCTTCAAGAAAGCTTACGAACTTCCCATTGGCGATCACGTTGAGAAGAACTACAAAGGGCTGTCCTATCTGTCTTGGCCTTTTGCCTTCCGCTACCTTAACGAACAATTTCCTGGCGTGTTCGTGGCCTTTGAAGAAAAGGAAGCTGGTTGGCCAGTATTTGGCCGAGACGGCTGCTGGCTGCTGCGTCCTTATTTGACGGACGGCATTAGACGCACTCCTGCGTTGGTGTTTCCCGTGATGGACAACAAGCACAACGCAGTGAAGGAGCTGGATGCTCGTCAAGTGAGCGACAACATCCAACGTGCCAGTGTTAAATGCATTGCCACTTTCACTGGCCTTGGTCTGAAGCTCTACGCAGGGGAGGATGTTCCCAAGGCAGATGACGCCCCATCACTGCCTCTTCAGCAAGAAGCCCCAAAGCCTGCCCCTGCGGCCAAAACGGCTGCACCTTCGCCCAAGGAGGATATTGGTGGCATTTCTGAGGGAGGGTTCAATGGTAAAGAGGCATTGCTGACTTTCTGCAAAGCCAATCCTCTCGGCAAAGCTGATGAGCGTGCAAGTCTGATGCTGGGCAAGAATGCGCTGCAGGCCCTTGGCCTGGCGAAAGGCGAAGACATTCAGGATGCTGAAATGTTTGCCAATGTCATCAGCACCATGGTCACCTCATGGACAAAGGAAGAAGGCATCAAGATTACAAAGGTGGCAATGGCAAAAGAAATTGATTGCCTGCGTGCCGCTTGTCTTGATGGAGCTGATGCTGCCATTGAATGGGTCAAGGCATATGTGGAGGGAAAAAAGTAGATAGAGCAGCAGCCAGGCTCGCAAGAAGTTTTGCGGGCCTGATTGCCTGCGACGAAGACGGAAATCCTCTCGATGAACGCCATGAATCATTCTCATCCCATCAACCCTCCATCATTGGCAATAATTAAAAAATGGATCATTGATAACGGACTTACTGTATCAATCGCAGAGGCGTCTGCCATCGCATCGCTAGCGTCTCGCCTTGGCGCTGACCAAGAGCTAGAAGCCTGTTGTAAGTGGCTTGACGAGTATCTTCTGGCACCCAAGGGAGCACAGCTCCGCGTCGCCCGCCGTCCTAAGAAGCCAAGCCTAAGAGAGCAGGCGCTGCTTGCCATCGACACCGCTGTTACTGATGGACGCTTGTCTTCCGAGGTGAGCGACTTAGTCCGCTGTGCCTTTGACAAACTGGAGACAATGCCCCGTGATTGACGCAGTCATCCAGGTTAGGGTTCAAGGGTTTGAATGGCCATCAGTGCTTGGCCACTACAGTTTGATGGGTCCAGTCAACAGGCTAGGCTCTTGGCGCTGGTATGAACGCAAGTTTGACGGGATGACTCAGCGAGTCAAAGTTAATCATCTTCTTGAGCCGATCGACCTAAGAGCATTTTGTGATGACTCGTTTTGATGAGCTGCAACATTGCCCTGAATGCGGCAGTCTCTGGCACGACCAGCCGATTCCAGGAGAAAGCCGTCATTTATTTGGCGGCTCCAAATGGTTCAGTCGCGTGATTCTCCTGTCGTCGTGGGAGACAGACCGTGGCTTTGCCTATCAATGCCCAGACTGCGGCACCACTTGGGACCGTGGCACTGGCGCGATTATTGACCATCCCAAAGTAAGCCTTTCGTTTCCCCGACCATGAAAATCGTTCTCATTTTCTTCTGCTTTTTGCCCATCGCTGCTGCAGCTTGCAATCAGCCCATCATCAAAAACGGCTCTTGCCCGCTTGGCTACTACAGCTCCGGCGGCTATTGCATTCCTAGTCGTTGACGGTACAGTGGCTTGTCTAGACCTTTGTTTGGCAGCCATCGTGCCTTCGTTTGAGCAGTTTGAGCCGAAGCGCATCAGCCTCAACGGCAAACGCCACTACATCAACGAAGGGTTTCCCAATGTGCCGGAGGGTATCGTCCTACCTTCCGTCACTACTTTCCTTTCGGCCATGGCTCCCGTGGCCAAGGTGATGGCCCTGATTAACTGGCGCAAGCGTGTGGGGGCTGATGAAGCTAATCGCCGCACTCGCCTTGCAGCCAATCGTGGCACCTGGATGCACGGCGTGCTGGAAGATCATTTCGATGGGGAAGATATTGAGCACCACCTTGACAAAGCTCCCGACTGGCGTCCCTACTTTGAAGCAGTAGAGCCATTCTTGGAAGGCATTCAAGAGCCGCTGCTAGTGGAGAGTGCCGTGGCCTGGTATGACGCCGGCCTTGGCATTGGCTACTCAGGCACGCTCGATATGGTGGCGCAAATGACCGGCGGCGCCATTGCTCTGGTCGATTGGAAGACCAGCTACAAGGAAAAGCCTGACTACCAACTGGCCGACTACAAGCGGCAGCTAGGTGCCTATTCCATGGCAGTAGAGCAAATGTATCAGCAGCCCATTGACGAGGCATGGTGCGTTATTGCCTGCTACGACCCCGAAAACGAAGAAAGCGAACCATCATTGCAGCTCGTCCACCTTGACGGCTTTGAGCTGATCAACCAGCAGCGCATCACGGCAGACATTGTGAAGAGATATTTCAAAGACCACTACCCAGGAGGCAAGGCATTTGCGCTCACCATGGATAGGGGGTAAGATTGGCAGGCCCACAAAGGGCTCCATCACTCCTCAGGAGAAACACCATGGCTGGAAAGCCTCCAATCACTGCTGCTATCGACCTCACGGTTGACGTTCTGAAGGCCCTTAAGGAAGCAGGCCCCAACGAGCGCGGCAACTATTCCCTCGACATGGCTGTCTGGCCGAACGAGCGCAAGACTTCCGACCGTGCCCCTGGCTTCACCGGCTCCGTCAAGGTGAAAGGCCAGAAGGAAGGCGCCAAGGGCTATGCCAGTCTTTGGGACAATCGCGAAGGCGGTTCTGACGATCTGTTCTGACCATGAGATATGATCGCGAATTTCCCGTCATGGCAGTAGTCACTGTCACGGGAGTTGTATTGGTCGCCTTTTTCTTGATTGGCGGTCCCCAATACAACGTATGGAGGGAAAGCCTCAATGGCAAGGCTGAACTTCAAAAGGCTGAATACACGCGGCAAGTAGCCGTTCTCGAGGCTCAAGCAAAAATGGATTCCGCATCCAGGCTTGCAGAAGCTGAAGTTGAACGGGCCAAGGGCGTTGCTGAAGCCAATCGCATTATTGGCGATAGCCTTAAGGACAATCCTCGCTACCTCCAATACTTGTACATTACAGGCCTTCAAGAAGGCAGCGAAAAAGGCAATCGTACCATTTTTGTCCCCACGGAAGGTGGCATGCCAGTGCCTACGCTGGACGCCAGCAAATGACCACAAGGGGCTTCGGCCCCTTTCTTTCTCTTCATTAAAACCATGCTTCTCACTGATAAAGAAATCAGCAAACTTGCTGAAAACGACTTGCTCATGCCCTATGTGGGCGAAAAGCGGCGCAGGCTTGATAATGGCATCAAAGCCATTTCCTACGGGCTTTCGCAAGCTGGTTATGACATTCGGCTTTCGGACAAGCAATTTCTGGTGTTTAATGGGAAAGCATACAGGGCTGCAGATCGCCCCATTCTCGATCCCAAAATGCTCGATTGCCAGCCTTACGAAGCTGTGTTGAATCATGGCGACGGAGAGTCTTGGTACATCCTGCCTCCCCATAGCTTTGGGCTTGGCGTGAGCGTAGAGCGCTTTACCATGCCCAACGATGTGTTTGCCTTGTGCGAGGGCAAAAGCACTTATGGGCGCATTGGTTTGATTGCCAACATTCTTCCCATTGAGCCTGGCTGGACTGGTTATTTGACAATGTGCTTGGTCAATCCCACTTCTTTTCCGTTGAAGCTCTATGTCAACGAAGGTATTGCACAAATTGTCTTCTTTCGCTGTGGCACTGTTGACAAGCCCTACGAGGGACACTATCAAGACCAAGGCGCTAGGGTACAGCTAGCTGCCGTATAGCTTTGAGCGCTCTTGAAGATCAATTCCTGAGCCTCTGGCAGGCGCATTATCCTCAGCTTTCTCTAGAGCGAGAATATAGCGACATTGAAGCTTGGGAAAAAGATTTTCAAGAGCGTTATTCCCGCAGTAAACGTTCAAAAAGGTATCGTCTTGACTTTGCTCACCCCGACTCTCGCATTGGCATCGAAATACAGGGTGGTGTTTATAATCGTGGCCGCCACGTCACTGGCTCTGGCTATGAGCGAGATTGCCGCAAGTATAATCTCGCCTACACGAGCGGTTGGACGATTTTTCTGCTCACTTCTACCATGGCCAAAGACTCCGCCTGGCTTTCGATGATTGCTGAGCATATTGCTGCACAGCTTCAGCGGCCTCGTTAAGCATTTCTTCGGCAGCGGCTAAATCGTTGTCTTTTTGTGCCATGGCCTGCCGAAGTTGGATGTTTTCAAGCATTAAGCTTTGAAAGCCGGTTTGCATAGAGCACCATCCCTGCAGCAAGTTCTTTGACACTTCCTTGAGCTGCTTCAAGTCGGTGCAGTCGTCAATGGCCCTTTTGTTGACTGTCAGGGCAAATTCCCTTTCTGCTGAATGCTCAAAGGGCCCCATAATCGCATGGAATGGACGATTATTGAATGTTAGCTCAACTGGCAAGCAAAATTTCATTGGCTTTCATCGGCGCTTCTTTAAGCTTAATCGCGCATTAAGAATGACTATGGAAGAGAACCGAAAAGGAAAGGACGGCTTGCCGAAAAGCGCTGTCTTGTCTACAATTGCAAAGCGTTCGGTTCCCTGTAATGCTGAAGCCTGAAAAGACTACGGCTGAAAGGTGGGGAGAGGTTTTTGGCCTGTTCGTCACTGCTGCTATTGCTTCCGCCATTAACGGCTGGCTGCTGAGCATTTGCGCCGCATTCTTTTTCCCATCGTTCTCCCTCGCCTTTTGGCAGTGGTGGCTCACTGCTTTTACTTGGCGCTGCATGTTCAGTTCTTCCTCGAGCAACTAATGCTTCTTCCCTCCATCGATCCCCTTCAAGACGGCACCAGCGAAGTGAGACTGCTTGATTTCATGGGCAATAGTTTGTCTGTGGTCAATGATGCCCGCCAAAGCTTTGAAAAAGCTTCCGCCGACTGGTCCGAAAAGGACGCAAAATTGTTGAACTATCTAGCCCGCGAGCACCATACAAGCCCCTTTCGAGGAGTGGTGTTCAAATGGTTCGTGAAGGCTCCATTGTTCGTCGCTAGGCAATGGTGGAAGCACACGATCGCTTGCACCTATGTAGATGACCAATTGGGCTGGAACGAAAAGAGTTATCGTTATTGCTCGGCTGAAGATGCTGAGTTTTACATGCCCAGCATTTTCCTGCAGCAAAGCGAAAGCAACCGTCAAGCCTCTGCAGGCCCGCTGCCCGACGAAGCGCAGGAACGGGCCAGGCTTGCCTATGCAAGCGGCTTGTGGGCGGCCAAGGCGGCCTATGAAGACCTTCTGACGATGGGAGTGAGTAAAGAGCAGGCTCGCGCTGTGTTGCCTCCGGCCATGTACACTTCTTTCGTCTGGACTTGCTCGTTGCAAGCCCTGCTTCATTTCATCAGCCTTCGGAAAGGGGCCGGAGCACAGGGAGAGATTGTCTCCTATGCCGATGCCCTTTTTGCCATTGGAAGGCCAGTGGCCCCTGAAGCCTTTGATGCCTTTGCTGCCAACAACTATCAATTCTGACCATGCACGACTCTGTTAATTCTCCCTTTCATTACTCCTGCAGCCCCATCCAATGTGTAGAGGCCATTGAAGCATCAATGAGCCTGGAAGCCTTTAAGGGCTTCTTGAAGGGTAATTGCATTAAATACTTGTGGCGTTATCAGCACAAAAACGGCGCCGAAGATCTCAAAAAAGCTCAGTGGTATTTGGGTCGTTTAATTGAGATTCGCGAAGGTGAAGAAGACAAGGCCAGGAAAATAATGGAAGCCAGCAAAGAGGTGGCCAGCTATATTGCCAACCACGATCCTGATGACTACATGATTAGTGGGTGCCCTGATGGTTTCTGCCCGCTGCCAAGCGTGAGACAAGGCCCTGCAGAGGTGTTCAAGCCTATTGCTTAACCAGCTAGCCCTAATTGTAAAGAAAGCGGCCAAATGCGGGCCGCTTTTTCATGCGCCTCGTGGATGGGCACGATTCGTTGCGTTTCGTGCATCCAAGCCTCCCATTCTCCAATGGCAGTATGAGCGCTAACAAAACTATGGGCATAAATCCATGCCATCAAAGCATCTTCACGCTCTTGGCTCCAGAACTGCTGTGGACGCCACCATTCAAACAGCGGCAGATTACTTTTGGCAGCATTGCAACTAAGGCATGAAGGGGCACTGTTCCATTTTGCAAAGTGCGGCCCTCCCTTGCTTTTGGGCACAATATGATCAATGGTTAGTTTTTCGTTCCATCGCCCGCAATAAGCACAGGCGCAATGGTTGAAAGGGCCTCGCAGCGGATAGTCTTCAAAGATGCTCTTGCGAAATCGGCGCTTCGCCTCTCCAGGGCGTAAAACAGACAAAGAATAAAGAAGATTCTCTGGTCCATTGTCTTGCCGCATAGCATCACAATGCTCGCTTGTCTTTAGCTTAGACCACGAAAGACGATGGAGGGGAGAATGTAGAATATAAGAAAAAGTGTCACTGCTCCAATGAAAACTTGGCAAGAAAAGGCTGCCGATTTGGCGGTGACAGTTACGGCAGGCATGCTTCTTGCCACTGGTGGAACTATGGTTGCTATTGGCACGCAACAAGCTCGCATTACCACGCAAGTGGAAACCGTCATTGAAAAACTTGACGCTCTCACGGAAAATATTAAAAGCCTAGAAACTCGTGTGCGCTCTTTGGAAATTGAGCGCTAAGCTGAAAGAAACGCTTAACTACTATGACTTCGATTGAATGGTTTGTCGTTGGCGGCATTGTCATTGCTGCTGCTGACCAAGTGATTCAACACACCCCCTGGAAAAGTAACAACATTGTGCAACTGCTCCTGACTGGCCTGAAAGCAGTGTTTCGCGTGAAGGGCTGAAAAACAGATCACAACCACTTCCAGTTCTGCCTGCGAACAATTTTATTGATAGCGGTGCTGTTTACGCCGTAAAGCGCCGCTATTTTTGTTTGTGCTAAGCCTTGGCCGTGTAGTCGGCGAATCTCGATCACATCGGCCTCCTTTAGTTTGGCCTTGTGATGAGCCTCTCCGATAATTACAGTTCCATCTCTCCACTTGTCTTGAGTATTCCGAGCGGGTGTTCCGTAGTATAAATTTTCCACGCTGTTGTCATTTTTTCCATTGGGGCCATGAAGCACCCACTGGCCTTCTGGCTTGGAACCAAGAAATGCCATCGCGACAAGTTTGTGGACAGTGCAAGGCCTCGGTTTTTCTTTTTCTTGCCAAGAAAAGCGAACCAGGTCGTAACCGTCAGTGTCTTTGCACGGTTTTAAGATTTTTTCCGGAACGGTTCTGGTTTCCGGTTTTCCATGCCTGGTCCCGCAAGAGACCACTCGTCTTAGGCTTTTAACCCGTCCCATATTGCTAACTTCGTAGCGGCCTTCTGCGCCAGGCACTGGCCGCCATTCTTCTGCGATAATGTTCATGATTGCTCGATAACGCGAGTGATTCACGGGCTCGGTGGAGGGAAACCACGCGGGCCCACCCCAATAATAGCCGTTAGACTGGCTAAAAGAAGCAGTGTCGAATAGATGGCATGAACTCCTGGGCTCTCATTCAAAATTACGCAAGGAAATGTGGCGCTCGGTTCCCGGAGCTAGTAGCAGCGCAATGGGCGCTCGAGAGCAATTTCGGTCAACACATGTCCGGAAGAAACAACGTTTTTGGCCTGAAAAGCGATGCGGGCGATGGTTCTACCGTCTCGACGAAGGAGTTTTACGATGGGCAGTGGGTGACAATTAGGGCGGGCTTTATTGATTTCCCTTCCATTGAAGCTTGCATCGAATATTTGGTCACTCGCTGGTATAAAGACTATCGCCATTTTAAGGGCATCAATAATGCCCCCAATCGCTATGCAGCGGCTCGCATGCTTTATCAGCAGAAATATGCGACGGACCCTGGCTATCCGGCAAAGCTTTCAAAACTGATGAAGCAATACGCTCCTGAATCTACCACTTCCACCATGATTGGCCCCAAGAAACGCCCGCAAGATTTTGGCTTTAAGCAAGGCGACTCACATCTTGTAGTGAATGACGCCAGTGAAACCATGAAAGCTTTTTCTTTTGAAGGGAAACTTTTATGGGAGATTCCTTGCTTGGCTCGCGGGCAGTACAGCGATTTTGAATGGAAGCTGCAAAATTCTGATACACCGCCTGGACTGTATCGCATTGGCACGATTTATAAAGACTATGAAATCAATGGAGACAACGCAAAATATGATCGCACGTTGATGGCCTATGGCTGGTACAGTCTTGATCTAATTGACCTCGAAGGTCAAGAGGGTGGCAATGGCAGGGCAGGTATCATGATTCACGGTGGTGGATCCGCGTGTGGATGGCCAGGGGCATGGGCTCCAAGGCAAAAGCTATTTCCAACTCACGGCTGCGTTCGCTGTAAAAATATTGACCTTCGAGACAAAATTTTGCCACTTACTAAAAAAGGAACAATCTGGGTGAGCGTTTGGCAAGAGAGTCAATGAGCCAGCAGGAATGGTTCCTTGCGCTGTGCTACGAGCTAGCGCTTGAGCTGGCCAAGCAACGCCCTTCCATTGCCTCTAAATGGTGGTACAAGCAGCTTCTGGAATGGTGCAGGCCTGCATGGGTGGAATGGAAAACAAGGACCACTCTGCAAGCTGTTGACAAGCAGGCCGCTGCTTTGGTGGAACAATGGGAGAAAGATGAAAGGGAGCATCGCGCAGAAGCACTCGCCTCTAAGGCTCAAGAGCTTTTTCCTAAAGCTACAGTCACGCCATTGCCAGATGCAATTGTCCCCAGCGTGATGATCGTTCACGAGGCTCCAGACGACGCTAGCGATGCTATTAAAGCCCTCGGTGCCGAACTGCGCATCACTTGGTCTCTTGATGGTCCAGGCCCTTCCCAATAAGGTTGTGCAGGGTCATGTAGTGATCTAGCCCATCCCCATAGTCCAAGCCAAAAATGTCATAAATGGCCCAGCGATAGGTGCCCCTGTCTTCCACTTCTGCTTTGTGCATCAGTTTGCAAATTTGACGAAAGGCTCTTGCTTTGTCTTCATGGTCAAGACTGTCCCACCAAGCATCGTCTTCTGCTTGCTGCTGCTTTTGAAAAGCTTGAAAAGATTGTCGAAGCTCTTTGATTTCTTCAGAATCCAACCAACTCGTCATTGCCACCCTTCTGCCGCAGCAACTTTACCACGTAATGTCCGCCATTTTTGCACTTCCTTTTCGTGGTAAGACAACCATTCATCAATGGCGGCGGCAATGGCATTGTGGGCTTGGTCGCAACTATCTTCGTTGCACATAAGCTCCCACAGTGCTTCGCTAATTGCTTCCTGCTGTTGCTTGAAATGGGTGTCCATGGAAAAGAATGGCCCGTTGGTCAAATCATACCAGCTCTCTCCAGCCAATCAATCCTGTTGCTTCTTGTGAAGTGCTGCATTGAATGGTGAGAACAAGCACGTCGCTAACACCAGAAGCGTTGGTGCCAAGTGACAAGGCAAGGCCACTCTCGGGATTAAACTCAATATCGCTCCTTCCTGCAATCAGTCCCCCTCCAACAATGGTGCCCCCAGAAAACGTGCCGCTGGCCATGGTCTCCACGTTACCCCTGCCGTTCTGAGCCGTTGTCCAAACGCCACTAATTGTAGGATTAAGCCTTAGTCTCCATTGTGCTACCACATTCGTCCCAGGTACGCCACCAAGGGCTGCATCTATTTGCGCAGGTAAGATTACATTGTCCGTGCGACCACTTGCCATGCGGATGGCTGCCACCATAGTTTCCGTGGAAATAGCAGAGAAATTATCTACGCCGCGACCAGCAATATAAATGGGGCCAGACGGTTCATAACCTCCTTCGCTCATCACTGACGAACAAATTTGCTTCATCGTGGCAGACGAATTACCAGTGGCGCCAATGCGATAGGACAATGGCAAAATAGCTGTTGTCATATACACCTTGTCAAGCGCGTTGGCATGGTTGAATTCATGACAATAATAATGCTCTCCATCTTTAACAAAACCTACTCTCACTCTTCCCACGCCAAGCCATTCCAAATCGGCCAGGAAAATATTTGCTTTTGAAAAATCCAACCATGAAGCGATGTCAATATTCCAAGAGCTTTGATCAACAACTGTTTCAACTGCCGCTCCGCTTGTATAGCTGCGAATGACGAACTGAACCGTGGTGCCACTAGCGCGCAACATAACGCCATTGTTATCGTCAAACAGGCCTACTTCTTGGATTAAGCCTTCCTGTAGAGCGTTGCCAGCAAAGCTTTGCAGGACCATCATCGACTTGCCTGGCTGATAAGGGAATCGCCGCTTTGTGCGCCTCAGTACGCTATCCCCGGAAGCCGTGACACTCATTGCCACTGAACTTTCATTGATCAAGTGGGAAGACGTGCCACTGGCAGTGATAATTTCGTTCCATTTCCTTGCGTCATCATTATGACGAAGAGTGCTATCAAACAAAGTAAAGGGCTCACTCACGCGAGCCCTTCCAAACGCATCCACTGCACCGCTATCTGGACCTTGTTTCAGAATGCGCCCGCGATGATCCGCTTCAATAGTTGTTTCGAACTGTTCGCCGCCGGCAATAATCTGACCCATGACTAATCATCTTTTCCTCCATTGTACTCTTTTTTATGATATGCCTCTTCATATTCAGAAGCAATGGAAAGCATCGCGTCAGTGATGCTTTGCGAGGCATAGCCACAGCCCACCATGAATTGATAGAAAGCTCTTGCCATCGCGGGGGCGGCATCGGCGCTGTAGGTGTGGTTGATTTCCTGATACGAACATGTATCGTGCATCACGCCATCATCGGAAAAGCGATGGGAAAAGGAAATTGAATTGACGAAAGCCATGGAAGAAGGGCGCTCTTTTCAAGAGTAGCCACGACAGGACCGCCTGTCAAGGACGCTAAGGAGCGAGGAGTCCGAGGCTTTGTAGCGCGACAATAATACCACTCACCGCTATTCCCACTTCGTCAACAGATGAGCCCCCGCTAGGAATGGTAATGCCAGATGGCTGTGTCACTGCGCTAGCCCCGAAAAAGCCTAGGGTCTCCAGGGCCGTGCCAAGCACAAAACCACTACCAGTGGAAGCAGTGCCAGAAAGTGTGGGACTGAGAATAGTACCGCTTGAGAGCGTAGAAGAATTGATAGTGGTGGAAGAAAGAACGCTCTCTTCTATCGTGCCTCCAGAGATGGTCGGAAGGGTGATAACACTGTCGAGAACGGTGCCTGACAAAACGGCCCCCGAAATAGTGCCGCCAGTCAAATTACAGCCAGAGATAGTAGAGAGATTAATCGTCACTCCAGACAGCACCGTCCCTTCCATCGTCCCTCCAGAGACAATGGGAGAAGTGATGGCGCTATCAATAATCGTGCCAGATAGTACAGCTCCTGAAATGGTGCCACCAATCAAATCACAGCCAGAAGCCGTAGAGAGATTGATTGTTACGTTGGAAAGCACTGCAGCCTGTACAGTCCCTCCGGAAATAGTGGAAGAAGTGACAACACTATCGAGAATAGTGCCCGACAATGTAACGCCAGAAATGGTGCCGCCAATCAAATTGCAACCAGAAATAGTCGTCAGATCGACGGTACAAGCAGACAGCGCAGTGTTTGTAATTATCGAATCTTCAATGCTTGAATTGTCAATGGTGCAATTATCAACAATGGCATTTGAAAGGGCAGTGCCGTCTGCAGTGCCGCTCGTTAGCGTAGCACTTGCAATCGTTCCATCGTTAATGGTCGGAAAAGAATAGATGCCTCCGCTAATTGTTGCATTATTGGTTGCATTGCCAGAAAAAACAGGAGCAATGAGCGTCAGGCCAGAAGCTTCTGATTCCCACAAGGCGTCATAATCAACAACGCTTTGCTTGACAAGGATTTGCCCTGCAGTGCCTCCTGAAGGCATGGTGTCGCCGCCAATCGGCCCTTGTACTCCAGGAATGGAAAGCGCAAGATCAGTGGTTTCGCCGCTAACAATGGTGATGATAATGTCGCTCATGATCAATTCCTAGAACAAGTGCCTGAAATGGTGCAGGCTCCTTTGAGCCAGTAATAACGATCGCCAGATCCCGCCGTTGCGCTTACATCGTATTTATAAGATCCTGGTTCTAAGCCGCTTGTTGTTGCTGGAGGCAAAGTGAGCTGAAACACTCCACTAGCCGCGCTAATAATTGTTGGAATGAACGTGGCCACCTGCTCCCCATCAATGGAGCCGCAAATATCACTGTCAATGGTATATCCGGAAAGATTAACGGGAGTGCCACCACTTTGCGTGACAGTTAGCTGCATTCTGTATGTAGCATTTTGCAACACTACAATGTCATACGTGGCGGGATACAACATCGCCAATGGCCAATATTTGATTCATTCTAACCTTAAGCAAAGCAAGAAAAAAGAGGGCTTTCGCCCTCTTCGTTTTAGCCTTTTCCTTGACCTCTCAAGAGCTTGCGACCATGACTTGGCCGACTGTGCTGGCCATTACCTTGTCGCGTGCGCTTAGGGGTGCTGATGATGATGCGCTTGGAGCTGGATGCTCCTGCTTTGCTTTTGACTGCCACAATGGGAAAAGAGAAAGGACTAGCTTAGCCTTGCCAAGGCACGCCAGCGGCTTTCGTGGGAGATTGTTGCTCGTCAATTTGCGCTTGAAGGGCGGCTTCAATTTCCGCTACTTTCTCTTCACCAAACTTGTCTTTCACCCATTGCACCACGATTTCTTCCGTGAGCTGACTGAATGGAATCATTTCGTCCTCAGGCCTCTCCAGTCCAAGACTGCCATAGGCGCCACTAGTGTACACACCATTGTCGGCATTAATGGTATAGTGCGCGGTAAAAACAAAACCGTCGGCCGTTTCCCTTTCGAGGTTGGCGATCGCCCATTTAAATGTAGTAGCCATGGAAAATCAATTGACTTGAGACAGTCTACAGCACCGGCATCTCATATTCTTTTGTGGTGTTGCAATAGTGCTTGAAAATAATTTCGCTGGTATTGCCTGCCCAATTCGCTACTTGCGGCACAGGGATTCCAGCCTCAATCCATCGACTGATGGCAGTGTGTCGACAATCGTATGGCCTGTACAGGTGTGAGATTAAATCGCATTGATGCAGTGGCTGCAACTTTTTGCGAAAATAGCTCTGGAAGGCAAGCCTGTCCCATGGAAAAATATATTCTTGTTCTTGTGGGAGTTTCGATAAAATTTCTTGACACCTTCCGTTCAATGGCACCCATCGTTTCTTGTTGGTCTTGGTGCTATCTTTTAAGCCATGGGTCAGCGTCCAATTTTGATGCACTAAGGCTTTGTTGTCCTTGATGTCACCCCAGCGCAGTGCTCGCACCTCGCCGGTTCGCATGGCCGTTTGCAACATAAACTCTGCATACCAAGCCCAATTCACATTTTTATAAGTTTGCTTCGCCTCCAGAGCGGCCAGCACAAGTCCGGTCTCATTGCGGGGGATCACAATGATATCCTCGTCCCTTTGTGGGGCTTTAGGCATTTTGAAGCTGACCAAGGGATTCCTGTCCAAATACCCCACATCCTCTTGTGCGGCCCAACGAAACATAGTTTTAGTGTACATAGCTACGCGACGGCTTGATAACACGGGTTTTTCGCCCAGTACCCAGATCATAATTTTGCGTGCCTCTGTTAGCTCTTGAATCGGACAGCGCTTCAACCACTTGGTTACCTGGCTGTAGTCAGAGGTCAAACTGGTGGGACATAAAGAAATTGAGCGCTCTTCCAAGAAGGCGCTCCAAAGCTCCGAAAGCGTAGTAGGCACTGGTCGAGTTGCGCGACTTTAGGCACACTACTCAATCAAGCCAGCGTCGTCAAGCAACGCAGATCATTGAAGGTGACTAAGGGATTTTGCGGAAGTCATCAAGCTCGGCGTACAGAACCGCAGCGGCGTTCTCCCAATACTGATGATCATT